ATACTTGGAGAAGTAAAGCAATTAATGACGGAGTTAAATTTGAAAACACAGACATTGATACATATACCAACTATGATAAAAGTGCAGAGAAAAGACTAATACATCATGAAAAAGGTAGAATTTTTTGGACAGGTGGTCATACCTTAACAGATGCAGAGTACTTAGACAAATTAAGAATGATGTTACACACTGATTACATATTAGATGAAAACCTTTATAAAGACCATATAACTAAAATGAGTCAGCATGTTGGTATGCATAATCCTTATATTGTAAATTTATCCAAGTGGCACAGAGTTATTACAAATGGTACGCCAAGAGTTACATTTAGATTGCATGTTAATAGAAAATTAGGATGGGACGATATTAGAGAAATGTATGAAACCGGAAAACTGTTTAAATAAAAAAATAAGGACTATATAATAGTATGATAATAGGAATAACAGGATTTATGGGAAGTGGCAAAGATACTGTTGCTGAAATGTTCGTAGACAAAGGAGCAGTAAAAGATAGTTTTGCGGCACCTTTAAAAGATTTATGTGCTAGTGTGTTTGGTTGGGATAGACACATGTTGGAAGGTGATACTGTACCAAGTAGAGACTTTAGAGAAACAGCAGACATATATTGGACAAGAAAATTAGGCATAGACAACTTTACACCACGTTTAGCATTACAACTGTTGGGTACAGATATCATGCGTACTCACTTTAATCAAGACATTTGGTTAGACAGTTTAGAATATCGTATTAGAAAAAATAATCCACAAGACCAAATAGTTGTGGTAAGTGATTGTAGATTCAAGAATGAATTGGATTTAATCAAACAATTAGATGGTGTTGTTATTCATGTTATTAGAGAAGACTTGCCTGAGTGGTATGAAACAGCCGTACACGCCAATCAAGGTAGTGTGCCAGCAAAACATACAATGGAAACACGTTTTGCAAGTGTACATGCAAGTGAATGGAGATGGGTTGGATACAATTTTGATTATGAAATATCTAACTCAGGAACACTAGCAGATTTAGAAGAAAAGGTAAATACCATACATAATAATATCTTTTCCAGCAAAATCAAAGCAATTTAAAAAAAATTTCTATATTTATCAAAACCTACAAAAACCTTGTACCCTGGTAGTTTTATAATACCGCTTTTTTACAATTTCTAGATAAATATTCGTACTAACATATTAATATTAGGAGATTATAATGGCAGAATTAGTATCACCAGGTGTTAGCATTAGTGTATCCGACGAATCGTTTTATGCGGCGGCGGGTGCTGGTACTGTACCTTTGATTATCATCGCTACGGCTCAGGACAAAACTGGACCAGATGGAACAAGTACAGCATCATTTACAACTAAAGCAAACGCAGGTAAATTAAAATTAATTACTAGTCAACGTGAATTACTACAACAATTTGGAAACCCAAGTTTCTATAAAAGTGGTAGCACTCAGTTGAATGGTTATGATCTCAACGAATACGGTTTACTAGCGGCCCACAGTTTCTTAGGTTTGGCTAACAGAGCATACGTTCTAAGAGCAGACATAGATTTAAGTCAACTAGCGGCATCATCTTCAGCACCTACTGGTGTTATTGCAGATGGATCATACTGGCTCGACACTTCAGCATCAACTTTTGGTTTGAGAGAATGGTCAGGTACAGCATGGGTTAAGAAAGACGTATCTGTTGTAGATGCAGTTAGTATAAATTCAGGAACAGGTGGACCAAGTCAAGCATTTGGACAGAACGGCGATTACGCAGTTGTGGCAAATACAGCGGCTGGTGGAACTGCTACTCAATTAAAATACTACGAAAAATATTCAAATGACTGGTATCAAATTGGAACAACTAGTTGGTCAAGTGCCACAAGTGGTGACTTCCAATTTGCTTCTCATTTGTCAGTACCTAGTTTAAGAAGTGACAATAGTACAGCACTATCGGCTGGAGACATTTTTGTTCAAACAACTACACCTAACACAGGTGCAAGTTTAGGAACAAAACTTTACAGTTCTTCAACAAAAGCCTTTAGTTCAGTTGCAACTTCTATATACGCAAATACTGACGCGGCCCTAACAGCAGTAGGTACAGCAAACGTTAAAGTTGGCGACCTTATTGCAGTACATGGCGGCAGTGAAGCAGAATACAGTCTCAAGAGACATAACGGTAACACATCATTAGTAGCAACAGGATCAAGTTTTGGTTCTGGTGTTGATGTATCCGGTAACTCAAGTATAGGTATTAAGTATAACGGAACAACTATTACAGTTACTTTCGCTAATACAATATCAGGGAACGCAACAAACTCAACAGCCGAGGATGCAGTATATGACATCAACGCGGCTCTTGGTGCAGGTTCAGTAACTGAACTTGTTGCTTCTATCGGGAGCGATACAAACGTCGTTCTAACATCAAGCAAAGGTAGAGATGTTGAAATTATTTCAAATCACAGTGACTTTGGACCATCAAGTGTTGGTCTAGGTACAGGCGCCGTGACAGCAAATAAAGTCTACTCTAACTATGCTGACTTGTCATATGTAGCAAGTAAAACTAAAATGACAGGTAGTTTAGCAGATGGTACATTCTGGTACAATGCGACAGTGGCAAAAGCAAACATTGACTTATTAGAGCACAATGGTTCTGCTTTCGTTACTTTCACAAAAGACTTAAATGTAGCCGCTTCTGCTCCAACAACTCAATCAGATGGAACAGCATTAGTGGCTGGTGATGTATGGTTAGATTCAGATGATACTGAAAGATTCCCATATTTCTATAAGTGGTCAGGTACAGCCTGGGTTGCTATAGATGGAAGTGACCAACATACAGCAGACGGTATTGTTTTTGCAGACTTCAGACAGTCAGCAAGTAGTTCATTAGATGCAGACGCACCGGCGGCTTCAGCATACCCAAGTGGTATCTTAGGCTTTAACAAACGTGCTTCAGCAGGTAACGTTAAAGAGTATAAGTTAAACTATACTCCAAGCGGAACTAACATTGGTAATGTTTGGGTTGACGCATCAGGAAATAAAGTAGATGGTAACATGTATGGATTAAGAAAAGCAGTACATAATGTAGTTAAAACTAAAATGCAAGCCGCTATTACATCTAATGACGACATTAGAAGTGAAGTGAATGCATATAACATTATTGCCGCTCCTGGTTTCCCAGAAATGCTAGACGAAATGGTTGCATTAAGCACAGACAGAAGAAATACTGCTTTTGTTGTTGCTGATTCACCAATGAGACTTAAAGCAGATGCTACAAGCACAAAAGATTGGGCAACAAACGCCAACAATGCTAGTGAGAATGGAGAGGACGGACTTGTTTCATCTTCACCATACGCGGCTGTTTACTACCCAAGTGCTTTAACAACTAACTTAGACGGAACCAACGTTGTTGTTCCTTCAAGTCATGTTGCTTTAAGAACACTTGCATTTAATGACCAGGTTGCTTTCCCGTGGTTTGCTCCGGCAGGCTTCCAGAGAGGACTAGTTCAAAATGCTACTTCAGTAGGTTATGTAGATCCAGCGACAGGCGAATATGTTCCAGTAACATTAAACGAAGGTCAAAGAGATACATTATATCTAAACAAAGTCAATCCAATTGCACAATTCCCAGGAAGAGGACTTGCAGTATTTGGACAGAAAACACTTAATCCTAGTGCATCTGCATTAGATAGAATTAATGTTGCTAGACTTGTTGTTTACATAAGAGAAAGACTTGACGATATCGTTAAGCCGTTCTTATTTGAACCTAATGATGCAATAACAAGAAACAATGCTAAAGATGTTGTAGATAGCCTATTGGGTAACTTAGTTATTCAAAGAGGATTGTTTGACTTCGTTACAGTTTGTGACGGAACTAACAATACACCGGCTAGAATCGATAGAAACGAACTATACATTGACATTGCTATACAGCCTGTCAAAGCAGTTGAGTTTATTTACATTCCGATTAGAATCCAAAATACTTTGGGAACTAGCGGATCTAGTTAAGCAAAAGCATAAAATTAAAAAGGCGTCTTTTCTAAGGCGCCTTTTTTTTGACTGACTAAATAGTTACCATGAAGACCGATGACATGTTCAGTAATGAAGAAAGAGCAAAGTATGCCTTTCAAAAAGTTTGGTGGGCAAGAGATGAAGGCTCTAATCCAGAACTAGATAGAATATATGATTGGTTAGATACATTCAGAGAAGGATTGTGGGAAGATATGACTAGAGGTCGTACAGGAACTCCACATGAAATGATTCAACAAATACTAGACAGCGATGAATCATATAAAGCAGTTTTAGACCAACGTAATTACACAATTACAGATGCACAACGTCTTGTAGCAGAAAATGAACATGGTTTAGATAGTTGGATGGCTAGTAATTTACGTTATGGCTTAGACCACAGACCACATTGGTGGGACGAAGAAAGAGATTTACACTATGACTTTACTGAAGCAATTAAAGAAAGAATACCAAACGCATTAAAAATTTTAAATGAATTCACTCCTGAAGAATGTCCTATAGCAAGTTTTAGTGTGCTAAGAGCAAACTCTGTTATTAAAAGACACACAGGAATAGAGAATAGGCTAGGTAATTACATGCGTATTCATGTTCCATTGTATGTACCAGAGGGAGATTTATATTTTGAAGTAGCAAACTTTGAAATAGATTGGAGTAGAACATTTGGTTTCAATAACCAATGGACCCATAGTGCATATAACACTTCTCCAGAGCATAGAGCAGTTTTTAGTGTAGATTTACACAGAAACGTATTGGATTTACCCACTGGTGTTGACTATTTTAACAGCACATTCAACAAATTAAATGCACTTATAGACGAACCATACGAACGTGGCAAGCATTTAGACGTTACAAATGTGTGGAAAAAGTACTCTGATTAAAACTCTGTTTAATAATTTTCTCCCATTTTAGATAAATAAAAGTAACGATAAGACCTACTATTAATAATATGCGTCTTACGATTTAGGAGAAACTAACATGGCAGAAACAAAAAGTAAGTTTGGTGTACCATTAGCATCAGGTGAAGCCGGTATCTTAATGCCTAAACTAAAGTTTAGGTTTAGAGTATCGCTTTTATCAGGATTTGGTGGAAGCCAAGACACTAGAGTATTCACTCAGAACGTTATGAACGTAACTCGTCCTAAAGTAAACTACGAAGAAGTTCCAATCGATTCTTATAACTCGAAAGTATATGTCCAAGGTAAACATACCTGGGATCCAATTACAGTTGTTATAAGAGACGACATCAGTAATACTGTTGCTAGAATTGTTGGTGCCCAAAATAGTAGACAACTTAATCACTTTGAACAAACAGCACCTATGGCTGGAGAAGATTACAAATTCAACATGCAAGTTGAAGCATTAGATGGTAGTTCTGCAGACGCAAGTGAGATTTGGTTCTTAGAAGGATGTTTTATTACTAACACTGATTATTCCGATGCCGACTATGCTACAAACGAACCTGTAACAGTATCATTAACTATTAGATATGATAATGCATTACATGAAGTAGGTACAAGTAGCCAAGTTGAGACAGAAGCAGGTAATCCATTTACTAATGTAACACCACCGACAGCCGGTAAAAACGCACCTGCATAGGTCGTTTTTTAGTTAGGAGGCTACGATGGCGGATCTTTTTAAAAAGATTATTAGACATGGTATGGGAGTTGGTTATTATAACGGCTACCCAGACGATAATGCTAGACAGTCAAATGGCGAGAGTGTTACAGAGGGGTATTTGTTTGACTTAAACAACGCAAGACGTTTTAGTCCAGGAATAAACCCAGTACGTCAAAAATTTCAAGGATATGTCAACTTTAACTTTAATAGTTCAGTTGACATCTCCTCTTTGAATAATAATCAAACTAGAAACACTTTAAGCAGTCTTTGTAGGACTGCTGAAATACCTACGGCTGATATTGTAACTGATGTAAAAAATCAGTACAATAGAAAACGTATCACAGTTACTCACGCAGAAATGAAACCAATTAATGTAACAGCATACGACACAGTCGATAGTGCTTGGGTGATTATTTTGATGAAGGCTTATGCACATTTGTTTGTTAATCCTATAGGAAAATATGATACATCAGGTGATAGTCCTACACCAAAAAGAATTCCTGCAGACGTTGTTCCATCAGCAGTTGCAGGCGGAGGTTCAGAAGCGATTGCAAAAGGACAATTTGAAAGTGATATGATGGGACTTAATTTAAGACCAGCAAATGAAAGAAACTTTATTACAAGTATGGAAGTAGTTAAGTTTCATGGACAAAAAGCATTAAGGTACACATTATTCAATCCAATGATTACAAATTTTGAAATAGATGGTATAGACCATAGTGATTCATCACCTGCAATGATTAGTATGACAATACAATATGAAAACTTTAGTATTGACCCTGTCGTCAATCAATTCCTAACAGAAGAAGAACTAGAACGTTTCTCAGGATTTAATTTGAATGAATGGGAACTATTAAGAAGCGGTTCCGCTGACTCCGGCACACAATTCCCAGGAGGCTCTGTATCAAGTAGAAGTGTATTAAACAATCCTGCAATGGGACAGAAGAATTTAGACTTCTTGACTGGTGGCGCCGAAGGACAAGATGTTAGGTCAAAACAATCAGAGCAATTCTTTGAACAGTTTTCTACTGGTAGTGAAAATAATGAAAAGCCGGACCAAGATGCTAAACCATCTGGACAACGTTCTAATATAGGAGGCACAATATAATGTCTTCTAAAAGTTTATATGAAACATTTGGTAACGAAGTAAGTTATGAAATGCGTAGAGACAAATTAGTTCAGTTCATTGAAAACAACACAATAAACTTTCCATTACCTGAAGCAAGTGTAGAAATACTTGTAAACATGGTACCACAAAGTTTTAAGGGCATGGACCCAAACAAAATAAACATTGTTGAAAACAGATTAACCAGTATTGGTTTCACAGGACCAACTGCAAAAACTTTAGCAGTAGCACTTATTACAGTTGCAGAAAAGCAAGGAGTACATCCTATATCGTACTTTGAACTCAACGAAGACAGCATAAAGTTAGCAGAACAAACCTATAAAGCAATAAATAGTATAAGACCTAAAGGAAATCAAATTGGTTTAACTGTTGACAAATTTAATAAAGATTCTAAACTTGCATCAGTTATAAGACCGTAAGAGGTAAATATGGCTGGTAATTCCCATTACTCACAAGGACAATATGTAGTTCAAAACCCTAATAAGTATGTAGGGCAAAAGATGCCGTTTGCTAGAAGCAGTTGGGAAACAGCATTCATGAGATTTTGTGATAATCATCCTAACATACTTAAATGGGCAAGTGAGAACGTAAAGATTCCTTATAGGAATCCTTACACAGGTAAGATTACCAACTATGTTCCTGACTTTATGGTTCAGTATCAGGACAAGAATGGTAAAACATTGGTAGAGTTGATAGAGATTAAACCAAAAAGCCAAACTATTATTGAAAATGCCAAAGGCAGAGGTGATAAGATGGCTACAACCGTAAACGCCGCTAAATGGACAGCCGCTCAAGAATGGTGTAAAGCCAAAGGCATACATTTTAAAGTGATTACTGAGGATCAGATATTCAGAAATAATAAAAAACGTAAACCAACGCAAAGGAAACAAAGACGAAAGTAATGAAAATAAAATATACAAATACTCCAAGGGACGTCATAGAGTTTGATGATGATGTTCCGGCTAATTTAGATCCTACTGATGTAGTAGAGATTTTTCAAACACCCTTAACTGGGTCATTCAATTGGGACTATACAGTACAAGATAACAGAATTAAGAAATTGTACGAGTTAGGTAAAGAATTGAACTGGAATGTAGAAGTAGATGTTGATTGGACACCTACCTTTACAGGTATTAGTGATGAAGAATTTGATTTTGAAAATACACAATGGGATAAACATGAAGTTTTTAAAACCTTTGACAAACAAAAACGCATAGAATTTTTTAAAGATTTAAACAGTTGGGCAACAAGTCAGTTCTTACATGGAGAACAAGGAGCATTATTGGTAGCATCGCAGTTAGCCAGTTGTGCGCCGACCTATAACGCAAAACTTTACGCCGCATCGCAAACTTTCGACGAAGCAAGGCATGTAGAAGCATTTAACAAGTACCTACAACAACGATTAAAACGCAGTTGGCCCATTGGTAGAGCATTAAAAGGACTATTGGATAAAATATTAACAGATCCTAGATGGGATTTAAAGTTTATTGGTATGCAAGTAGTAATTGAAGGTTTGGCATTAGCCGCCTTTAATGCCGCCAAGAACGGAACTAACGACCCTGTGTATAAACAAATGCTAGAATATATTATTAGAGACGAAGCAAGACATGTTACGTTTGGTATTCAGTATTTAAAAGAGTTCGTAACTACTTTAAGCGAAGAAGAAAAACTAGAAAGGGCAGAATTTGCCTTAGAAGCCTGTACTGTAAGCAGAAACAGACTAAGAGCATATGATGTTTGGGAAAAGTATGGTATGGATTTGGATTACACAGACGAATATCAAAAAGAAAACATATTTCAAACACAATTTCAAGATGTGTTGTTTAGTAGGATAATGCCTAACCTTAAAAAGATTGGATTATTGCATGATGAACTAGTACCAGAGTATGAAAAATTAGGTGTTATGGGATATGCAGATGGCGATAGCGATTACGAAACAAGTTGGGAAGAATTAAGTAAACCATTAAAATGAAAATAAGTGAAATTATAGAATTCAAAGTACCTAAAAAGGTTTATAACAAACCACAGGACTATGTGGATGCTAGAAATCACAGATTTGACCAAATGTTTGGACACCCAACACGGAAACTTAAAAAGAATAAGTCCAAAAAGAAGAAGAAGTAATGTATGTCCTCTTTAATAGATTACAAATTACTGGAAACACCAACCAGAGGCCTTATTCCTTTAGCAAAAAGGAATAAACAACTCAAATATAACATTACTAATGACTGTACTATACCTCATAGAAGTCTAAACATAACAACAAAAGGCGAATGCTTCATAGATAATTGTGAAATGTATTTGCCTTTTGTTATATGTAATGTTATGGATTTACAAAAACTAGAAGATGTTTGGAGTAATCCTTTAGCAAAAGAATTACAAAAAGATGTAGAAGATAAAAAGTTTACTTGGTGTGCTGTGGAACATTGTAGAATTATGGAGAGGGATCTACACTGGATAGATAAAAAAGGACAAGAATTTTATAGCATATATGTAAATGTAGATGAAAGTTGTAATCTTTCTTGCCCAAGTTGTAGGACAGACATGATATTACATACAAATGGTGATGATTATGAAAGACAACTTGGTTATGCAGAGCATACAGTCAACTTATTACGACATTTTAAAGAGAGAACTCATATAACACTTACTGGAAATGGTGATCCTTTAGCAAGTAATATAATGAGACCGTTTGTTACTAATTGGATACCCAATGACAACCATACAATAACATTGTTTACTAATGGATTACTAATGAGTAAACAACTTCCTGACAGTAAAATACTGCCAAACATAAGTGAATTCAAAATAAGTATAGACGCAGGGTCTCAGGATGTATATGAAGTAGTAAGAAGACCTGGTAAGTTTAATAAACTAATAGAAAATTTAGAATGGATGCATGATAATAAACCAAAAGATGCAAATGTACACTTTAGATTTGTTTGCCAAAAAGCAAATGCACATGATGTTGTTAATTTTGTTAAACTAACAGAACGTTTTGATGCTGAATGTTCTATATCAAGATTAGATGATTGGGGAACATTTGATAATTTTGCAGAAGAAGATGTTGTGGATCAGTTAGACCATCCTTTAAGACCAGGATTTTTTGAACAAATTAAGGAAGTAGTTGATTTGCCCTTTGTATCTATACCATATAATATAACAAAGTACCTATAAAGTGTAATAAATAGTGTTATGACCAAGAAACTAGAGGAAGAATTTAATTTACCATCCATAGATGATACTAATGCAAAAGAAAATGCAGAAGCAACAGAAAAATTTGATGTTGCAGAAGTTACAGCATTAGATATTGAGGATGTGCAAACAGCATTATCAAATGCAGAGAAGATAGACCTTGCATTACAAAATGTAAAAGGACTAGATGAGCATGATGAAGAGATGGACGACATTGCTCAACAGGCAGTTGACAGTTATCAACAACTAATGAACTTGGGAATGAATGTTGGAGACAGAGAAGCAGGTAGTATTTTTGATAGTGCCGCTAAAATGTTAAAAACAGCCTTAGAAGCCAAGGACAGTAAAATTGATTCTAAGTTAAAACAGATAGATTTAATGATTAAAAAAGGTAGACTGGATAATAATGCAAAAGAATCCAGTGGTACAGCAAGTGGTGGACAAGCAGTGGATAGGAATGAACTGCTTAAAATTATCAACTCTGACAAAAATAAATAATTTTGCCTTATTTTGATAAATAAGTACATAACGGAGTTATTACATGAGAGAACTTAAAGATATTATAACTGAATCATTCAATAAAGAATACGGTTATAGAATTAAACTAGCAAGAGATTGTTCAGCAGATGACTTAGCCAAGTTAGAAAGTGCTTTACAAAAGTATAATCTTGTTAGTGCTACACCTTGGAAAAGGTTACCTATACAAGAAAACCCAATTGAGTTTCAAAGACTCAAAGGTTTAAACATTGTATCTGAAGTTTGCAGTACTGATGTTGTATTAAAATATCCAGTAAACGAAAGAATATTAGAAGTATATGTAGCAGTAGCATGTGGTTGTGACCATGAAAACGTTATTGTTTATGGTGTAAACAATCCAAAAAGAATTGAAAGTGAAATGGCAGAAGAAAGACTTGCTAACGATAAAGATAGACAAGTAGAAACTCCAGAAGCAGTTCTCGATGAAGTTGATAGTTCCGCAGACCAAGACCAGTATGAAGCACAACAAGGTGAAGTTAAAGAAGGACCTTTGTTTGGCGAAGCATACAATCAAAAATTCCTAGCAGAATTAGAAAAAATCAAAGCAGAAAAAGGCGCAGACTATTTCCGTAACTATCCTAGCAAGGATGGTATTATGGGAGATGACGTCAAATCTATGTACGATAACATTACAGGTAAAGCACACGGTGGATTGGCACCAGAAGCCAAGCCAGTTGATGTTGTATCTCAAAGTTCTAGAAGAAACTAATGCATGGAGAAAGCCACACATACAAGAAATCCATGTATGGACCAGGTAGTGTTGTGAGTATTGATGCATCTGCAGAATCTGTAGACGAATTAAAAATGATTTTGCAAAAAGTTGGAGTAACTTTACCATCAGGTGAACCAAAAGGTGATGATGAACCTAAAAGTTGTGGTTGTGGACAAGATCCATGCATAACATATGGTACTCCAAAAGAAAAAGAACCAAAAGTTATTGCAATAGATGTAGATGGTGAACAAGATGGCGATTCTGCAATGCAATTTCCTAAAACAGACGTCAATCCTGACGCATCAATGACCACAGATAAGGAAGTTTTAAATAACATTCTTAGAGACCGTCTAAAAGATTACCTCCGTAATAGTAAATAATAACCTTTAATACTCGATAAATACTGTTATGCCAAAAGGAACAGTTAATACTGAGTTAGTAAAACAAGCATACTCTAAAATACCATATGATGCTGACATGCTGAGAGAATTTCAAGCATGTTGTGACCCTATTGTAGGTCCAATGCACTTTATGAAGAAGTTTGTACGCATACAACACCCTACAAGAGGTGGTATTGACTTTGAACCATTCGATTATCAAGAAGATTTAATTGTAAACTACAACGAAAACAGATACAGTATTAATATGCTGGGCAGACAGATGGGTAAAACTACTGTAGCGGCTGGTTACTTGTTATGGTTTGCAATGTTTAAACCAGACAGTACCATATTAGTTGCGGCTCACAAGGCGGCTGGTGCTCAAGAAATTATGCAACGTATAAGATATGCTTATGAAAGTATTCCTAATCATATAAGAGCAGGTGTTGTAGAATATAATAAAGGTAGTATCACATTTGATAATGGTAGTAGGATAGTAGCAAGTACAACAACTGAAAATACTGGTAGAGGTATGTCACTTACATTAGTGTACTTGGATGAGTTTGCATTTGTACCACCCAGAATAGCCAAAGAGTTTTGGACTTCACTGTCACCAACATTAGCAACAGGTGGTAAATGTATTGTTACTAGTACACCAAATAGTGATGATGATACATTTGCTGGTATATGGAACCAAGCAATAAAAACTGTGGATGAATATGGCAATGAGAGTGACGTAGGCATAAACGGGTTTAAAGGATACATGGCTAAATGGGACCAACATCCTGACAGAGATGATGAATGGGCCACAGAAGAAATGAGTAGGATTGGTGAAGAACGTTTTAGAAGAGAGCATGAATGTGAATTTATCATATACAATGAAACACTAATTGATTCTATTCTATTAGCCAATATGAAGTACACAGACACCTTGTATAGAACAGGACAAGTACGTTGGTACAAAAGGCCCACAGCAGACAAAATGTATGTGTTAGCATTAGATCCTAGTGCAGGTACAGGCGGAGATAACTCTGCAATACAAGTTGTAGAATTACCTACAATGGTACAAGTAGCAGAATGGTGTCATAACAAAACTCCTATTGAAGGACAAATAAAAGTTATGTTGGACATATTAAAAGAATTAAAACAGTATGGGTCTAAAGAATTATATTGGACAGTAGAGAACAACAGTATTGGTGAAGCCGCACTTGTAGTAATTAGAGATACAGGTGAAGAACAATTTCCAGGAACATTTTTACATGACCCAGTTAAGGTTCAAGGCAAACGAGGTCGTAAAGGATTCCATACAAGCAGTAAAACTAAAATTGATGGATGTTTGGCACTAAAACGTTTTGTAGAACAAAACAAGTTAAAAGTTTACAGTAAAGCATTTTTAGGAGAACTAAAAAACTTTGTTGCACGTGGTAACAGTTTTGCAGGACAACCAGGCGAAAGTGATGACTTGGTTATGAGCATGGTAATTGCATGTAGAATGATTAATTATATTAGTACATTCGAAGATGATATATTCACAGTTGTAAATCAAAACATTGGTGATGGAACAAGACCCAATGATGATGACGGTCCAATGGATGAGTATGATGAACCCATGCCCGTTGGATTGCTGTAAAATCTCCCCTAAATGATAAATACATACATAACGGAGATATATACTAATGTTAGTAGAAGCAACAAGTGTAAAAACAGTAGCAGATAGAGTTTTTAACCTACTTAAAGGTTATGGATTCCAAATCGATACTTACAATAAAATGGGTGAAGTTGTTGGTGACCCTGCAGATGCAATAAGATTTTTTGTAGAAGATCCTAATTTACTTGTTACACTAAACGTACCAAAAGAAGAAATACGTTTAAGCATTAGTGATAATACTGACCAAACAGATACATTAAGAAAGCAATTATCAGAGATTGCAAAAGATTACTTAATGATGCTTGACTTTAGAGTATTTGGTAAAACATTAAAACCAAGCAGTGAAGCAATTAACATTTCGAGAGAAAGTGATATGAAAGAACAAAATGAACTAAGAAAACTAGCAGGACTTGAACCTATTAATGAAGATAGAACTGTAGTTGGTTGTAAAGACGGTAAAGAACTTTACATTTTTTTAGGTAACGAGCAGATTGATTTAGGACAATCAGAAGAAGAGGTTGCAAGTAAACTATTAAGTTTAGGTGACAAAGTAGATTTTGATGATATGTTTTATAGTTCAAGCATGGACTTTGCGAGAGAATGTGGATTTGCTTCTAACGATGGTGCTAAAAAATTAATGGATAAAGCCATTGATTTAATGATGGATATGAAATTTGCTAAAAGCGGTGAAAAAATTAGTGCTGATATGCCTAAAATGGATTTTGAAGAAGCAGAAGAAGGACCAGGCGGAGTTGAAGATTGTATTAGAATGGTACTAAGAAAGGAAGGCGGAGCGGCTGGACTAGGTGCTATTGAAGATGCATGTAAAAAAGCAGGGTTTGAAGATGATGTTAAAAGTGTAATGTCTAGTATGTCAGATGTTGAACAGCATTCAGAAGGTGATTACTTATTAAAAGAAGAAGACGAAGACAAACCCGGTGAAATGGTCAGATATTTCTTAAAACAAGATTTCACTAAAATGAGCAAAGAAGACGCATCAACTATTGTAAGTAATATTGCCTATGAAAAATTCCCTAGTTATGATATGCATGACGATCCTTTAGATGGAGCTCTTGATGTATTGCATGATATGATAGACAGCGAATCTATGAGCGGATACCAATTTGATAGAGGTGAAATGGATAATCCTGATGTTGATGATTTTGAATTATCTGACAGTGATTATAAATCTTTACCAAAAATACAAAAAATGGTACAAGCCAAGTATATAGAAAGATTGAATGATCCTGATATTAAAGATGAACTTCCAGGTATGAATGTACCGCAAGAATCAAAACAAGCAGTAGAAGAAACTATTGTTGTAGAAGCAAGTTTAGGTTCTATGAGAGGCAGTATTAAAACAAGTAACCAACCACTAGGTGGAACAAAGATTATTGTTAAACATACTAAAGCAGTAAACGAAGAAGTACGTGGTTCTAGAAGTAGAAACATACAAAAGATATTCATTGAGAATAACGAAGAAAGATTCTTATTCCCAAGCAAAAACTTAAATGGTGCCAGAGCAATGGCAAGACATTTATATAACGGTGGACAAATGCACGATACAGTAGGTGAAAGTATTGTTGCTATGTGTACTGAATTAAAAACATTAAAAGAATTCGCAAACTATGTTAAGAAGCAAGGTCTTATAAATGAAGAAAACAATGACTATGTAGAACTTGCAAGACAACATATTAGCACAATTAAAGAAACGTTCAAAAAATTAAGCGGTGTAAAAACTTACAGTAAAGCAGTTGAAAGTCTTAAAGACATGAACAATATTGATATTGTTAATGAAGTCAACTTAGAAGACTATTTCACTGAAACACACTATGATGATAAAGTAGGAAATGCACACGAAACATTAAGCAAATTAGTAAACAAACAATCTGCATTTGAAAGCATGATTATGTCTGTAATAGAAACAGAAAAATTTGCAGGTGTTAAAGAACTTATAAGTGAAGATCCTTTAGACTTTGCTACACCAGAAGCAAAACTAGGACATCAAGTATCACAATTAGGTGCTACTGCTAAAAATCCACAACTTGCAAACTACCTAGGCAGTATTAGTAATAAACTAAGCAATGGTGGACAAATGAATCAATTTGAATATAGAGCAGTTAAGGCTTCTTTACTTTCTGCACAACGTCCTGAACAAGCACAAATGGCAGAACAATTTACAGAAGAACAGCAATATACCAAATTTATCGAGAGTTTTATAACAGAAGAATAAATACTATTATAACAAGACAACGGTTAGTGTCGAAAGACATAAAAAGGTTGACAACATGGCACAAAGAAAGTAAACTTAGGCATTCGTAATACAGAAAACACAAACAGTATTACAAACATGGCACATACATAGGAGATATTATTATGGCATCTTTGGCAGAAATAAGGGCTAAATTGGCAAGCATGGAGAACACTAAAAGTTCTAGCCAATCATCAACAGGCGGCGACAACGCCATTTATCCACACTGGAATATAGACGAAGGAACATCAGCAGTCCTCAGGTTCTTACCTGACTCAGACCCTGATAACACATTCTTTTGGCAAGAAAGACAAATGATTCGTTTGTCATTTCCTGGTGTAAAAGGTGGCGAAAGCAAACCTGTTACAGTACAAGTACCTTGTGCAGAAATGTACGGCGATACTTGTCCAGTACTAACAGAGGTACGTCCTTGGTTTAAAGACGCAAGTCTTGAAGACATGGGTCGTAAGTATTGGAAAAAAAGAAGTTACATTTTCCAAGGATTTGTAACTGAAAACCCACTTAACGAAACAGCACCTGAAAATCCAATCAGACGTTTTGTTATATCCCCACAAATCTTTAACATTATCAAATCAGCATTAATGGACCCAGATATGGAAAACATTCCTACTGACTATATTAATGGTACAGATTTTAGGGTTATGAAAACAACTAAAGGTCAATATGCTGACTACAGTACATCAAAATGGGCTCGTAAAGAACGTGGCTTAGATGAAGTAGAACTAGCGGCAATTGATACAAATGGTTTATACACATTGTCAGACTTTTTACCAAAACAACCTGGTCAAGATGAACTACAAGCAATTAGCGAAATGTTCCAAGCATCAGTTGATGGTGAGTTATATGATGTGGAAAGGTGGGGTAACTTCTACAAGCCTTATGGCGTAGATGTTCCAGCAAGTAGTGGTGCGAAACCGGCAACGTCGGCTCCTGCACAACCAGTTGCAGAAACAAAAGCACCTGAAGTTACTAACGAACCTAAAGCAGAAGCACCTGCTCCTGCTCCAGCGGCGGAAGAAGCACCTGCTCCTACAACAGAAGCAAGTAGTGAAAAACCTAGTGCAGATGATATTTTGAATATGATCCGCAACCGTTCTTAGGAGAGTACAATGCAGAAACCATTTGACTTAACCAAGTTCCGAACAGGATTGACTAAAAGCATCACTGGAATCAGTGCTGGCTTTCATGATCCTCAAGATTGGATATCAACTGGTAACTACACTTTAAATTACTTAATAAGTGGGGACTTCCAAAAAGGAGTTCCCCTTGGTAAAGTAAGTGTGTTTGCTGGTGAGTCCGGATCAGGTAAAAGTTTTATCTGTTCAGGTAACTTAGTGCGTAATGCACAACTACAAGGCTGTCAAGTAGTATTGTTTGACAGTGAAAATGCACTTGATGAAGATTGGCTACAAGCATTAGATGTAGACACTAGTCCTGAGAAACTTCTCAAAGTTAGTGTTAGCATGATAGATGATGTTGCTAAAACAATAAGTGATTTTGTAAAAGATTATAAAACTAACTATGGTGATTTACCATATGAGGAACAACCTAAAATGCTATTTGTAGTAGACAGTTTAGGTATGTTACTTACACCAACTGATGTTGCACAATTTGAAAAAGGCGATATGAAAGGTGATATGGGTAGAAAGCCAAAGGCATTAACAGCCTTAGTTAGAAATACTGTTAATCAACTTGCACCACATCCGATAGGATTGATTGCAACTAACCATACTTATGCATCACAAGACATGTTTGACCCTGATGATAAAATATCAGGTGGACAAGGCTTTATATATGCAAGTAGTATTGTAGTAGCAATGAAAAAATTAAAACTTAAAGAAGATATTGACGGCAATAAAGTGTCTACAGTACAAGGTATTAGAGCGGCTTGTAAAGTAATGAAAACTCGTTACAGCAAACCGTTTGAAAGTGTTCAAGTAAAAATCCCATACGAAGAAGGTATGGACCCATATAGTGGGCTCCTAGAAATGCTTGAAGCAAAAGGTATCGTGGATAAAGTCGGAAATAAACTTTCTTATGTTTCTCCTGTAACAGGTGAAGAAATTAAAGAGTTCAGAAAAGGCTGGAGTGGAGACAAACTTCAGGTAATTATGGATGAGTGGAGTCATATTCAAGAACCTATTGAAGAGGAAATTGAAGTTGACGAAGAAACTTTAGTTGATGATCCAAATATTGAGGAGTTAGATTAATGAATCCAGAAATACAAATGTTAATTAGTGTTTGGGACTCTATGAAAAACTATGTCCAAAAGAAAGACAGAGTTGAAGCCGCAGAACATCTTGTTCGTGTTTTTGACGAAGAAAGTGATATGATTGGCATAGAGGACGAAGCACACACTTTTGATGGCGCCTTAAAAGCCGCAGTGGTTGGACACTACGGTTTACATGAGGAAGATGACGAAGATAGTGAAGATTGGGATTAATTAAATGGCAGGTTGGTACAATTCAGTAGTAGAAGATTTAGGGAAAATAGTTGATTCTATAGACCACTATGAAAAAGAACTACAGGAAGCCAAATACGAATGCGGTATTAAGGGCTCACTAGAGAAATCTAGTGCCGCCCTACCTGGCATTACTGAACACAGATTTAATCAATTACAAGAAATTGAAGCAATACTAGAACACTTAAATATTGAACTTCGTAAGGAACGTTCAAGAACATTCAGAAAATACTTAGAATCCTACAACAGACAGTTAAGTAGTAGAGATGCAGAAAAGTTTGTTGACAGTGAAGATAGTGTTATAAACCTAACGCACCTTTGCAATCAATACAGTTTACTCAGGAACAAATACTTGGGTGTAATGAAGGGATTAGATACTAAACAATGGCAAATAGGTCACATAACAAGGCTAAGAACAGCCGGAATGGAAGATATAGTAATAGGATAATTCCATCCAAATCAATTACTTACAAAAAGGTTGACAACATCTCAGATGATGTTATTATAAGCGACATTGAACAGTGGTGTAGGAGCCAAGATATGATCCATGTACAAATCCAGGGTCAGTTTAAAAACAAAAAATTTGTCGAGAGTGTATCAGAACTTTTAGTTGAAACTATATTACCTGTTAAACTTCGTAGAGCAGTAAGCATAGATATTTGGATATACAATGCACTAGAAGAACAAGCAGGTGGATACTGTTGGGGAGATAAACGTCATGTTGATATTGAAGTTGCAAGAACTTCTAATGGATACAGATTTCATAGAGACGAAATGCTTGTAAATCTCACACATGAATTAGTTCATGCAAAACAGTTCATTGCAGGTGAACTATCACCTACTACTGCAAAATGGAAAAAAGGCGACTATTCTAAAGTACCATACAGTAAGCAACCATGGGAACGTGAAGCATATTATTGGGAAAAACGTCTTTATGAAAAATTCTTTGAAAAACTTAATGCATAATTAGGTTGACATTTACCACAAATTTTCGTATAATTTAATTATTCAATAAAAGGAGTAATTATGGAACCTAATTTTAAATACGACGAAAGCATGACATTTGATGAAAATTTTGCTGTTTGGTACGATATGAATTGTAGGGAACGCACAGATTGGAATGAAACTGTTTATACCAGAGAAGAAGGTCTAAAAGTTTTTAACCAAATGTTCGGCTTAGAACACACTAATTAAGGAATACTTATGACCACCCATGCAATGATTGATATTGAGACTTTGGCTACAACGCCAGAAGCAGTAGTATTAAGTGTGGGTGGTGTAAAGTTCAATCCTTACACAAATGAAGAACCACATTCATTCTTAGACTTTAAATTAGACGTTGACGAGCAAACTGCTTTATCTAGAGATATAGATGAAAACACAGTTGAATGGTGGGCAAAACAACCACAAGATATTCAGGATATAGCCTTTTCAGAAGAAGGTAGAATTAAACTGAATGAATTTACAAAATCACTTAATAAATGGCTTGTAGGCTGTGACCAAATATGGTGTCAAGGCCCACAATTTGATATGGTCATTATTGAGAATCTATATAAAATGCTAAACACCCACACAAATTGGGCATATTGGCAAATCAGAGATAGCAGGACTATATTCAGTTTAATGGATGTAGACCCTAGAAAAGGCGTCCAAGAAGCATTACATAGTGCTGTTGATGATGCCAAATGGCAGGCAAAATGCTTACAAACCTGTTTATTCATGCTAAACATCAAAAAAGACTAATTTTTTTACCAAAAAAAGTGGTAAAAAGGTTGACTTACACTCAAAAAGAAGTATAATAGTATATAAGAGTTAGGGAAAGGTCCTTGCTCATAAACATAAACGTCGGGGATGACATTATGACAAACGCATTAAATTATGTAAAAATTAAGACTGGTACTTACCGTAAAAACGAAATCGTTGATACTGTATTTCCAATTCTTAAGCCACTTAACGTTGGCAAAAAAGGTGCCTTCATTACTGTAAACGGTACTGAAGTGATGGGTGATAAATTTGCAAGTATTAGGGTTTTGATAGAAGATCCTACTAAAGATTTGGAGTATGTTACTCCAGGTGTTTATGCAGAACAACCTAAAATAGATAACACTCCAAAAGATGAGGAAAGTGACGAACAAGCAATTGAGCGAATTCGTGAACGTTTTGATATTTTGGACAGAATGACTCATGCTGTAGCAGAAGGTACAGTAAGGGGTATGATAGTAAGTGGCCCTCCAGGAGTTGGTAAGTCATTTGGTGTTGAAACTGTTTTAGAAGATTATGACATGCTTACGGAAGTTGCTGGTAAACCTGCAAGGACTGAAGTTGTTAAAGGTTCTGTTACACCAATTGGTCTTTTCCAAACACTTTATAATAACTCACAACAAGGTAACATCTTAGTATTTGATGACTGTGATAGTGTGTTGTTTGACGAAGTATGTTTGAACATGCTTAAGGCTACTTTGGATTCAGGTAAGAAAAGAACTATTACTTGGAAGTCAGAGTCCCAAGCACTTCGTAGGGAAGGTATTCCAGATAGATTTGAATTTAAAGGTGGTTGTATCTTTATTACTAACGTTGATTTTGAAAACGTTCGTTCTAAGAAGATTAAGGACCACTTGGCGGCACTTATGTCAAGATGTCATTACTTGGATCTTACAATGAACTCTAAGAGAGATAAGTTTCTTAGAATTAACCAAATTGTTAGAGACGGTATGCTTGATGAATACAAGTTCGGAAAAGAAGGTGATAAGGAGATTATCGACTTCATGACTGAGAATCAAGACATAGTCAGAGAGATTAGTTTGCGAATGGTTCTTAAAATTGCAGACCTTAAGAAAATGGATTCTGAGAACTGGCAAAAACTAGCCAAAACAACTTGTATGTCAGGAGCAATATAAGTTAAATACACTATGCTAACGGTTCCCTGGTGCTCAACGTTAGTCATCCCCCACTAGAGCACCAAGACACCCGGAGTTCCTCCGGGTGTCACCTTTTTAAAATAAGTTGAATTTTTACTTGACTTTTCCAGTTTTAGACGTATAATTAATATACAACTAATAACCTGGAGACAGAATGAAGAAAAGAAGTAATGTGGATTGGAATTTTCACATCAATTTTAGTCCTTTATATTTTGTGTTTGCAGTTATGATAATAATGTTACTATCATTTAATGCAAAAGCAGAAGAGATAGAGGAAGTTGTGGTAGTGGCACAACAATCAAAAACAGTAGAAGCGAACCCACTAAAAGGCATGTCCTTAATAAGAGTACTATTACCTGCCCACACATGGACGGCTGGTGGTCAAGGTGCTTTCCAAGGATACAATGAACGAGGTGCCCAAACGGTGCATACAAAAGTTTTTATAAATGGTATTCCTGCAAACCTTCCTGGTAGTGCATGGTATGATTTTGGAACAGACTTAGCAACAGGACAAGAAATAAAAGTTATATCTGGTGCTAATAGTGTTGTATATGGTAGTGGTAGTATTGCTGGTACAGTATTAATTAAAGACAATATTGAAAAGAATGCTACTGTAAGTGCTGGATCACAGAACAGTAAATATGTTAGTCTTGCACCAAGCGATTGGTTTCAATATACTGCAATGGAAGTAAATCAAGATAGTGTGAGAAATGACAATGAAGAAAAGGACTTGTACACTAATAAAAACGCAAAGTTAAATTTTGACGTACAAGACTTTAGAATTTCTGCAAACTTTACAGATTACAAGTATGACTATGATAATTGTTATGATGAAAATTTTGCTTCATCAAATGATTGTGTACAAGATGGTGAAAAATATAATATTGCAATTAACAATGAATATTTTACATTGGGTAGAACAGAAGATAAAGCAAAATATTTTACAGGCGAGTATGAGTCATATTGGAATGAAAGTAGCACAGACTATTTAAGAATAGGAGACCAAACTAACCTTTCAAATAAACTGCAAGTTGGTTATGGAGTTGATGCAAGTCACGAACAATATATGACAGCAAGTGGTGACCATAATAGAGATAATTATGGTGCTTACTTAAACATTAATGCCGACTTTGCCATGAAATATAACTTTGGTTTTAGAATAGGAAATGAAGACCAAAATGCATTAAGATTTGGACTTGAAAGTGGACCATTCTTTTTAAATGTTGGTAACAGTTATAGAAGACCTACATTATATGAATTAAATGGTGACAGTTATGTTGATGCTAATTTAGACTTATTACCAGAAGAAGCAATTGGTTATGAAATTGGTTTTGGTGTTTTAAGTTTATTTAGATATGAGTTTGAAGAAGCAATTGAATATACACCAGGTGGTTCTAATGACATTGTTACAATTACATATGATGAAAACGGTGAGCCTGTAACAAACACTACAACAGAATATTACAATCCTAAGTATTATAATACAGGATCTTATGAAACAACTGGTATGAGATATGCACAAACATTTGGAGCATTCAATATTGGAATTTCTGTAACTGATACGGATCAAGCAAGAGTACCAAAGTATATGGCTGTATTTGGATGGAATCAATCTTTTGGTAGCCATGAATTTAATATTACATATAGAGGACAGTTTGAAAGAATACCTGGTCCTTATGATGGTGACGAATTAGAGGATTTACAAAACTTGTCTTTTAGATATATTAAGACTTTTGCTAATGACCTTGATTTAGCATTAAGTATTGACAATGTATTAGATGAAGAAGTGGAAGTACTTCCTGGATATGATAATCGCAGTAGACAAATTATGTTGACATTACAACGAAAATGGTAGTATAATAAACTATGGCTAAATGTGTTCTTGAAATCAGAGATGAAGTAAACGTAAAGTTTGTTGGTTTAGCACCAAGCACTAGACGTAAGATATCTGAAGAGGCAAAATACTTTTTACCTTATGCATATCATATGCCGGCATACAAGTTAGGTAGGTGGGATGGTTGTGTAAGGTATTGTGATATTGGCGGAAGAACATACATGAATTTGTTGGATAGACTTATACCCATTGTTCAAGCAGATGGATATGAGATAGAAATACAAGACCAACGTGATGAATGGAAGTTTAATTTTGAGGACATTGAGCAAACAAGATATGAAAATATTGCATGGCCCAAAGGACACCCAGCAGAAGGTGAACCTATTATTCTTAGAGATTATCAAGTACAGGTTATAAATGAGTTTTTGTCTAATCCACAAAGTTTGCAAGAAGTGGCTACAGGCGCCGGTAAGACCCTCATAACTGCCGCCTTAAGCGATTTATGTGAGCCCTATGGTAGAACAATAGTGATTGTTCCTAATAAAGACTTAGTTGTACAAACAGAACGAGACTACAAAAATTTAGGTCTTGATGTTGGTGTATTATTTGGTGATAGAAAAGAATATGATAAAACTCACACAATATGTACTTGGCAAAGTTTAGCAATACTAGAAAAGAAAAGTAAAAAGTATGAGGCAGACTTTCCTATTGACCAATTCCTAGCAGGTGTTGTATGCATAATGGTAGATGAAGTACACAAAGCAAAAGCAGATGTATTGAGAAATTTACTTGGTGGTGTATTTGCTAATGTTCCAATTCGTTGGGGATTGACAGGAACTATTCCAAAAGATGATTATGAAGCAATAGGTTGTACATGTTGTTTGGGACCTGTTACAGGAAATCTTAGCAGTAAAGAATTACAAGATAAAGGTGTCTTAGCAAACTTAGATATCAATATATTTCAATTACAAGATGGTGTATTGGGTTTCAATAACTATGCACAAGAACTTAAATGGCTTGTAACAGATGATGGTAGAGTTACACACATCAGTGATATTATTAAAGGATTAAGTGGTAGTGGTAATACACTTGTACTAATTGATAGATTAGCAACAGGTGAATTACTAATGGACAAAAATCCTGATTGGGTATTTATAAGTGGAGATATGAAAGTTTCTGATAGGCAAAAAGAATATGCACAGGTATCAGAAATGGATAATAAAGTAATAGTTGCAACTTACGGAGTTGCGGCGGTCGGTATTAATATTCCTAGAATATTTAATTTGGTTCTTTTAGAGCCAGGTAAAAGTTTTGTTAGGGTAATACAAAGTATCGGAAGAGGAATCCGTAAAGCAGAAGATAAGGACTACTTGAATGTTGTCGACATTACAAGTAATCTAAAATATAGTAAGCGACATTTAACTAAACGAAAAGCATTCTATAAAGAACAAGGATTCCCTTTTCAAGTTACTAAAGTGGAGTATAAATGAAAATATTAACCGTAGATAATACTGTTTATGAAATAGATAATGTACCAGATGAGATAGATGATATAAGATTTGGTGTATTTGACACTAGTGATCCTGAATGGATGGATTACTATTTTTTACCTCTAATTTTCTTAGAGAGTTTTTATGCACCTGCAATTTGTTTACAAATAGGCGAACACAATATACAGATGCCTATGGATTGGAGTATAGCAATTACAGATGAAGATTTAACTGGTATAGAAGTTATACCTTTAACAAGTTTAAACAATAGAGGATTTTTAACTGCAACGTTAAATCCTTTAAGTGGTAGATTATTAGAATGTCATGAAGTAAAAATAACAAATATATTTCAAGACGTAAAATGGTTTTTTCCTAAATTAAAAAATGGTCACATGTTGTTAGCACCTTTAGAAGGCAAAAGCAATCCAGCATGTGCAATGTTTGTAAAAGAAGCAAATAAAATACCAGCAGAAATTGATATAGGACACTTGTTAGACTAGGAGCATATTATGGCAAAATTTAAGTATAGAATAGAAGGTGGTAGGTATGGTGGAGAACTCGCTGTTGGTGAAGTATCAGAAGACTTTGCACAATACTGGGCACCAATTATAGAGGAAGAAGGTACATACGAAACGTTTATTCCACATGTACTTGCATTGAGTGAATGGGACGATGAAGAAGATATTAATAGAGATGCTCCTGCAATATTTGAAGATTTAAATGAAATTGAAGGTTGGTATGCAGTAGATGATATTGAACATATAAATGGTGCTTATGCAGATGGTGGTTTCTTTGTAAGCAATATTACAGATGAAGAAGATGAATGGGCATACGATGAAAATGAAATGGAAGTTGAAGGCTATTGTTTAAAAGGCAGAGAAGGTGCTTACATTAGTACAAATACAGAACCAACATCAGAAGAACAAACTCCTGTAATGCTTTTTCATAGTGCAGAAAAAGGTGGGTTTGCAAGTTGGTTTGTGGAATCAGACGAACCTTTCGATCCTAACAAGTTAGTGTATAGTATTGTAGAAACACACTTAGGTGACTTTATAGAAGATGTTTGGTATGACAAACAGTTAATTGAAGCAAACTTTGACTACAACGATACAACGGGTAAAAGTTATGAAGCCGCAGTTGGATGGATTACAACTAAATGGAGAGATCCTTATGTAGATCCTGCAGATGCAGACCTTTCTGAGTATTGGGAAGATTATGATTATGAGATGGAAGAGGAAAATGGATCTTAAAAAACTTATAACTACTATACCAGACTTTCCTGTCAAAGGAATACAGTATAAAGATGTTACAAGTATTTTAACACAACCAAAAGCATTTCAGCATACTGTAACAAAAATTACTTCGTACTGTATGAAGAATAAAATTACAGATATTGTGGCTCCGGATGCCAGAGGATTTTTATGGGGTGCTCCAGTGGCATTAGATTTAGGAATACCTTTACACATAGTTCGTAAGCCAGGTAAGTTACCACCACCAACATATGAACATCACTTTACATATGAGTATGCGGAAACTAACTTAAACATAAAGCAAGACGCAAAATTAGGGCCAGACAGCAACGTTTGTATCATAGATGATGTTAATGCTACGGGAGGTACAGCAAGTGCTATATTTGAACTGCTACAAAACTTTCATGTACAACCATTGCATTATGCATGTGTAATTGACTTGACTTTTTTGGAAGGGAGTGCTAAACTACAAGAGTATTGTGGAATGGATGTATTCAGTGTGATATCATATGACAAATAAAATGGAAAACATAATACTAATTGCATTAGAGCAAGAAGCACCCAACATGGCTAAATGGGATAATGTATTTTTTACAGGTGTTGGAAAAGTAAATGCAGGTATTACAGCAGGTAGATTAATTGAGAAATATCAGCCTAAAACAGTTTGGAATTTTGGTACAGCAGGTGGTATTAGTGTTACAAGTGGCATACATGAAATGAAAAACTTTATACAACGTGATATGTTATGCATTGAGTTAGGATTTGGCGTAGGTCAAACTCCTTTTGAAGAAAACGGATTAATAAGTTTTGGAGATCCAATCGATGATATGTGTTGTAGTAGTGGTGATAATTTTGTTAGCGGCCCTTCAGATATGGGTATTATCGCGGATGTGGTAGAAATGGAAGCCTATGCAATAGCAAAAGCATGTAAGCAATCTAGTGTTAATTTTAAGTGTTTTAAGTATGTAAGTGACCAAGCAGACTCCAATGCTAGTAAAGACTGGCACGAAACTGTAGCAGACGGAGAACAGCACTATATTAATAAATATTTAGATGAATACAAGGAGGTATCCTATGAGTAAAAGAACGCATCAAAGGAAACAATGGAGATTAGAAATGGCACAACCACAACAACAACAAACGCCTAGATATACTGAACAAGAAGAGAAAGAGAGAATAAAGCAACAAATGGACCCAAGGCACAATCAAGACTAATGGCAAAAAAACCTCAAATTCCACTGGCAGAAGTTATGAAAGCCATAGACAAAAAAGACCGAGGCTGGTATAACAGATTAAGTGCTGAACAGAAGAAGGCGTTTAGTGCCTGGATGATGATGAGGTATGCAAGTAGTGTACAAGGTGGACAAGCACCTGATTACATTTGGATGGTCAATGAATTAGTTAATCATAGATTTAGTGATGTGAGTAAACATCCTGAATTACAATGGTTGTTAATGACAGCAGTTGGTAGTGGTAAGGTACAACATCATCCTTACATAAAACCGCCCAACAGCAAAAGAAAGAAAAATAAACTATCTGATGCTATTGCAAAAATATATCCACATATTAGTCAAGAAGAAATAGACTTATTGTTAAGTATAAATGATAAAGATGAATTAAAACAATTTTTTGAAGCACATGCTTACACAGACAAAGAAATAAAAGAGTTAATGAAATGAAATGCAAATGGTGTGGTAAAGAATTCCAAAGTGAAAGAACACTTTCGGCCCACATGTGCGTAAAGAAAAGACGTTGGGGCGACAGAGATATGAGCCATATACGTCTAGGTCATAGAGCATTTCAAATGTTTTATGAAATGAATACAAGTGCTAAACATCCTAAAAGCATGGAAGACTTTATTATGAGTCAATACTATGAAGCATTTGTTAAGTTTGGTAGAAGTTGTATGACCAATGAATGGCTAGAACCAGAAAAGTTTACTGAATGGTTAATTAAAAATGGCGTAAAATTAAAACAATGGACATCAGATAGACAATATGATAAATTTATAAAAGACTACTGTAGAAAAGAACCAGGACTGAGAGCATTAGAAAGAACTATTGTGTATCTTGATAAATGGAGTGAGGAAAGTGATACTAAATGGCAAGACTATTTTACAGATGTTAGTCCAAGTAGAGCAGTACATGATATTAGAGCGGCTAAAGTTAGTCCTTGGGTAATTTATCTTAGTCAAACAGGCAACAAGTTATTAGCAAGATTTAATGATGAGCAAGTAGGAATGATTGAAGAAATGATAGATCCTCCATTTTGGATGAAGTTGTTTACTACTAGTAAAGAAGAAGTAAAAGAAATAAAACAAACATGCAAGGATGCAAACATATGAAAAAATTATTAGTATCTGGTGCTAGTTATTCTGCAAATAGTGGAGATATGGTTTACGGTGGACCATCAACAAACGGCAAACCAATTGACCATTGGGCAACTATTATTGCAAATAAAAATAATTTAGAACCTTTGTTTACAGGTGTATCTTGGAGTGACTTTGAATCTGGAGTTTTTCTAGCCGCAGGCAGAATAATGAATGATCCTGATATTACTCATTGTATATACACTTCTACATATACATTTGTACATCATCTGCAAGAAGAAAATAAAAAAACAAGAGAAGAATTAATTGAAATAGATGGACAAATAAGAGCAGAAACAAATGCACACAAAGATTTCCTTGGCAAAACAAGAGCCATATTTAATAAATTTATGCCGCCCTTACACAATGATCCTAAAAAAAGACTGTTAGGAACAACACAATGGATATCTCATAGACCAGACCAATTTGAAGAGGGTGAATTAAATCCTACTTCCAAATGGGGGTCAGAAGATATTGGTGTTGCTACTAAATCAGATAAACCTACGGACAAAGAAGGTAGAGTTTTTATAGGAGTAGTAGATGAAGAATTTTATCAAGAACCTGTGTATAAAAGGTATTTAAGATTTTATACAAGTCTTGCATTTTTAAAACAAATATGCGAACAATGTAATGTAAAATTATTGTATGTACCAATATATCTCACAGACTCCTCTATGAATATGTCTATTACTCAAACACAGGATTGGGTAGAATCATGGGACTTAGTTAAAGAAGTATTTGGGTCAATTCCCAAATGGAACAAAATGTATAGAGAAAGAAACTGGATTAATACAGCATCTCATTTCGATGAAGAATATCATAATATTATTGCAGACAAATTTATAAATGACCCATTCAATAAAGAATGGATAAAACAAAAGGACGAAGAATGAAAGTAAACTTAGTAAGTTATAGTAAATCAGATGGCAGTTATCTTATTGATAGTGCTAATGCAACAGAACTTGTTGCCTTTTGTGCTAGAGTAAGTAATCCAGACAACCAAATGAACCAAGAGACAAGTGACAAACTTATCAAGTATTTGATGAAACATAAACACTGGTCGCCATTAGAGATGGTTAGTGTTTGTTTAGAAATAGAAACCACTAGAGATATTGCAAGACAAATACTAAGACATAGAAGTTTTAGTTTCCAAGAGTTTAGTCAACGTTATGCTGATCCTACAGAATCATTATCTTTCGAAAAACGTGATGCAAGACTACAAGATCCTAAAAATAGGCAAAACAGTATTGAATGTGATGACATGGAAATAAAACTTAAATGGGAACAAAAACAAGAAGATGTAATTAGAGAAGCCTATCAGGCTTATACTTGGGCAATAGAAAATGGTATTGCAAAAGAACAGGCAAGAGCGGTACTGCCAGAAGGTAATACAGTAAGTAGATTGTATGCTAATGGCACATTAAGAAGTTGGGTACACTATATTGAGTTGAGAGGTGCTAACGGTACTCAGTTGGAACATATTGAGATTGCCAAAGAAGTAGCAAAAGTAATTAGTAAAATTTTTCCATTAGCAAATGAGGTTTTAGAAAATGGGTAATGATTATATGGACGTAAGTTCTTATTCAATGGACACTATTACATTGACAAACGATTGTGAGACTGTTACAATAACAGATGATTCCGGATTTACATTGCAGGGTATGACAAGTAGTTCCGGAACATATACTATTGATACAAGTGTGTTAGATAATTCTATTAGTATAGGAAGTACAAAACTAACAGAAGATGAATTAAAAGACATAATGGTATTAATAGATATTATAAAAGATTTAGATGATGACAATCCTATCAAAGCATTGTTTAATTCTAAAAAGATGTTAAACAAAATGAAGGTAAAAGATGAATGAATCATATGCAAATGAGTGTATTGTAGAATGCACAGACAATGGTAAAACTGTAGAAGCAGAAGTTGGAAGTTTTCAACCAGAGAAATACTTACAAGTTTTTATGAATACAGTTAAAGTAAACTTACAATATCAACCTGCACACAAAATATATGTGGGCAATATGGCTGGTATGGAGTTTGTAACATCTGGTCCTAAGTTGGTAGGTAGTTATAGATAATGGATAATCGAGTAAAAGATATACTTGATAAAGAAGTTAATAGACAAGACAACACCATAGAACTTATTGCAAGTGAAAACTATGCCAGTGAAGCAGTGATGGCTCTTAGCGGAAGTATATTTACAAATAAATATGCTGAAGGTTATCCAGGCAAACGTTATTATAACGGTTGTAACAATATGGATGATATTGAAAATTTAGCAATAGAAGAAGTTACTAAATTGTTCGATTGTAATTTTGCTAATGTGCAACCACATTGTGGAGCAAATGCCAATACAGCCGTATTCCAAGCATTTTTAAAACCAGGTGATAAAATATTAGGAATGGATTTAGCAAGTGGCGGACATCTAAGTCATGGTAGTACTCCAAATATATCAGGTAAAGTTTATGAAGCATATCATTATGGTGTTGATAGTAAAGGACTATTAGATTATGATGCTTTAATGGATCAAGCAAAAGAAGTCATGCCTAAAATGATTATTGCAGGTGCTAGTGCATATCCGAGACAAATAGATTGGGGCAAGTTTAGAATTATAGCAGATGAAGTAGGAGCATTTTTACTTTGTGATATGGCACACTATAGCGGTCTCATAGCAGGTAAATGTTATGACAATCCTATTCATTATGCTGATGTAGTAACAAGTACAACACACAAGACTTTACGCGGTCCTAGAGGCGGTATTATACTGTGGAACAAAGAAGAATACAGTAGAAAAATCAATAGTGCTATTTTTCCAGGTACACAAGGTGGACCTTTAATGAATCAAATTGCGGCAAAGGCACAATGTTTTATAGAAGCAAACACAATAGAGTTTGAAAACTATGCAAATGATGTATTAGTAAATGCTAAAGCATTCGCAGACCAACTTACAGCAAATGGATTTGAATGCTTGACAGGAGGCACAGATTCGCATATAATATTACTAGATTTAACAAATAGAGGAATCAGCGGAAAAGATGCGGCTGACCATTTAGAAGAGTTAGGTATCACTGTAAATAAAAATGGCATACCAAATGACCCTAGAAGTTTTATAGAAACAAGTGGTATCAGATTAGGTACAGCGGCAGAAACAACTAAAGGACATGATGCTGAGTGGTTTAAAAACTTAGCAGATAAGATTGCAGAAATTATATGAAAATAAACTTTGATGTAGACATTGATATGGCGGACAGAGATAAGTTCTTAAAACTTGTTGATGTTATTCCTGCTAGTATCAAACGTGATGGTGAATTTGAAAAACATAACACTGGTGTCTATTTTCAACCTATTCCAAACTTTCCTATTGAAGGTTACAGCACAATAGACCACAAAGAAGCAGAAGACTTAGGATACTTTAAAGTGGACTTTCTAAATAACCATGTGTATGAAGATATTAAAGATGAAGCACATCTAAATAAATTATTAGATACAGAGCCTATGTGGGATTTGTTTGGTCACAAAGAAATAGTAGAACAACTGTTTCATATTGGTAATCATTTTGAGATTGTAAAACAACACATGCCTACTACAATAGAACAGTTAGCAATGATACTTGCAATGATTAGACCAGGTAAAAGATATTTGGTTGGTAATGATTGGTCAGTAATTGAAAAAGAAGTTTGGCAAAAAACAGATGATTATTTCTTTAAAAGAAGTCATGCAATAGGTTATGCAACACTTATAGTTGTACAGTTAAATTTAATAGTTGAAAATGCTAGTCGTCGGTAACTTTTTTGACTAGTTGAATACTTCTACGTTTAATTCTTTTCTTTAAAATATTTTGCATACTTGTTACAGGTCCGAACAGTATTTCTGTTTCTTTATTCATAAAAGTTCTTAAACAGTGACTAAATTCTTGCATTTCTTGAAATAAAAACACATCAATGGGTAACATTCTGTTACTTTCCCACCACCATAAATCAGCATGTTCTAGCATTAATCTACGTTCATCGTTGTTTCTACATTTTTCAATATCGTAAAAACTTATAATTTGTGCATCTCTATTTTGTACTATTCCAACATATTCTGTGCCGTTAAACTCTATGCCTGTTAAAAATGGAAATTTTTCTTGTAACTCTTCATGTTTAGTCATCTTAGATATTTATAAGCAATATAGATAAATACAGTTTATAAATGGAAGATTAATTATGTCATTTGGCAGTAACAATACATTATACATTTTAGGATATCCGTCAATCGACCTTGTTTTAACGTCGGACGGTATAACAGTGGACAACAGACCAATGAATCAAACTAAATTAACAGTACATAAAGGTTTCGACTCTCAGTTGAACTTTTTTGTGAGAAATAGAGACAGAGTTTTACAAAATTTAAGCGGTAAAACATTGTATGCTAGTATTATAAACCCTAACACAAACAAGCGAGTTGTATTCAAACAACTATCTTTGGTAAACAGCGGAACAACTGGAGAAGCAAAATTAAATTTTGTACCAGGAGATTTAGCAAGTTTATCACCAGGTTTATATCAAATTAGTATCAGTGAAAGCAGTGATAGTGGAGTAACACAAAGTCCTTTGTATGCTAACCAAAACGATAGAATTATTTCAGACTTAGAAATTAGAAGTAGTTTAGAATATGATCCTATTGCAACTCAAACACAAACATCTTTTATTGACCAAGGGTCAAATGTTTTTGTTACAAGTGCAATGTACGGTAATCAAGACCAAAACTTTAATCACAGTCAACACACGATTGGTGTATATATGACAAACTTTGTAGGTAATGTTACAATACAAGGTTCTGCATTAGAAAGTACACCATCTCAAAACAGTGATTGGTATGATATAGATGTACAAGGTGACGGTTCTGCAGAAGTTCCTTTTGCATCAGCATTTAGTGGAATAGATGCTTTTAATTTTAAAGTCAACACCAATTGGGTCAGGGTTAAATTCAACAAAACCTCAGGTTCTTTGGACAAAGTTTTACTAAGAAATTAGTTGACTTTGTACAGATTGGTGTTATAATAATATTGTTATGCATCATCACGAACTTGTAGACAAAGTACATCGATTACTTATGGACAATTTGCCAGTTAATAGTGGCAAAACTCCTAGTGGCTGGACTACATTCAATTGTCCAATGTGTACTGACAAAAGAAAACGTGGTGGTGTTATACAAAGTAATGCCAAAATAAGTTATCACTGTTTTAACTGTGGTTACACAACTGGTTGGGCACCAAGTCCTAAACTAGGTGGCAAATACAAAAAATTATGTGAAACGTTAGGTGTGCCTGTTTCAGACATACACAAAGTTGTATTGGATCTGATGAAACATTCTGAAGTATTAGAAATAGAAGATACTTCGGATTATGTTTATACGGCGGCTAGTTTTAAAACACATCAATTACCAGAAGAAACTACTTTAGTAGAAGACTTACCAGATAACCATAAAGTAAAGCAATATGCTATTGAACGTGGTCTATTAGGTAACTTTCCTTTGTTGCATATTAATAATAGTATGTATAATGCAAGACTAGTTGTACCTTTCATGTATAACAATCAACTAGTTGGCTGGACAGGTAGACATATTAATCCCCCAAACAAAGAAACTGCAAAATATCTTCTTAACATGCAAAGTGGATATGTGTTCAATATTGATAAATTTGTTGATACAGATAGAGAAGTTGTAGTAGTTGTAGAAGGAGTATTTGATGCAATACTCATAGATGGTATAAGTGTTTTAGGTAATGGCGTAACAGCCGAACAGGCACATCTTATCGATAAACTTAATAAACGTGTTATATTATGCCCAGACAGAGATGAAGCAGGTAAAGAACTTATAGACAAAGCAATAGAATTAGGATGGGAAATTAGTTTTCCGCCTTGGAGTGCAGATTGTAAAGATGCCGCTGATGCTGTAAATAAATATGGTAGACTACTTACATTAGCAAGTATTATAAAACATGCTAGTGATAATAAAATAAAGAATCAAGTAAAGGCAAAAATGTTATGAAATTGTTAGTTAATGGTTGCAGTTTTACAGGAGGTCATGATGTCATTCACAATGAAGATGGCTTACTTGCTCCACCACCTGATTATGTTTGGCCCACACATTGTGGTGAGCATGTTAATCTTGCTATAGGTGGCAATAGCAACGATAAAATTATTAGAACTACTATTGAAACATTAGAACAAGATAATAGTTTTGATGGTGTTATAGTACAATTTACAGGCTTGTATAGACAAGAGCAATATTTAGAACAGTATAACGAGTGGGCAAATTTATGTTCTGATGTAGGTATATTACCTAGGACAGCAGAAACCAGTGAAGAATTAAAGGAACAAAACCCTGATAAACTGTTTAATATACATTTCGATAAAATTGAAGAAGATTATGAAGATAAGTTAAATACACTTGATAAACTTTTAAAAACAGCAACAGATAATTTTGTATGGTTAAAGAGTGAGGTCGATTATACTGTAGAACATTTACAGAATATATTGTTACTACAAAGTATATTGCAAGATATGGACATGCCTTATTTGTTTACAAGTATGTCTATGCAAGGACATCCAAAGTATAAACAACCGCATCACTATATAGAATATGATACAGCATACGAAAACATATTGGCAAGTAAAATAGATATTACAAAATGGTCTAAAAGACCACTAACACAAATGTTATCAGTTAGAGAATTTGATGATACAAAACACCCTAATCCTAAAGGGCATGAAATGATAGCAACAGAATTGATGAGAGATTTTAGGAGAGCAAATGGATAACATAGAAAACTACACAGAAGAAATACAGGAAATGTATTTGAATTTCTTAGTCACAGATCCAGAGTTGTTTGTGAGAGTAAACAATATTGTTGAACCTTATATGTTTAACAAGAAATATCAAGACACAATTAAATTTTTAAAACAGCATAGTGAAGAATATAGTGCTATTCCTACTATTGACCAAATCAAAGCAACAACAGGATTAGAACTAGAACGTATAGATGGTATTACATCTAATCATTCAGATTGGTTTTTAGATAGTTTCGAAAGATTTTGTAGACATAAAGCATTAGAAAAAGCAATATTAGACAGTACTGACTTATTGGAAAAAGCAGACTATGGTGCAGTAGAAAATAAAATAAAAGAAGCAAGTCAAGTTAGTCTTGTTAAAGACTTGGGACTTGAATACTTTGAAAATCCAAAAGAAAGATTACAATACATAAAAAGTCAAGCAGGTGCAGTTAGCACAGGTTGGAAAAAGTTTGACCAAAAACTGTATGGTGGATTAAACAGAGGCGAGATTACAATATTTGCTGGTGGTAGTGGTGCAGGTAAAAGTTTATTTTTACAGAACTTAGGAGTGAATTGGGCACTGGCAGGAATGAATGTTGTTTACATTAGTTTAGAGTTGAGCGAACAATTAATTAGTATGCGTCTAGATGCTATGGTAAGTGAATACAGCACAAGAGAGATAATGAAAAACATGGATGACGTAGATTTGAAAGTGCGTATGAAAGGTAAAGGTGCTGGTAAGTTTAGAGTAAAACAAATGAGCAGTGGTGTTACTGCCAATGATATTAGAGCATTTGTTAGAGAGTATGAAATAAACACAGATGTAAAAGTAGACTGTATTTTGGTTGACTATTTGGATTTAATGAGTCCTATTAGTGCAAAAGTTAGTCCAGGGGATTTGTTTATTAAAGACAAATATGTATCTGAGGAGTTGCGTAATTTAGCAGTTGAAAGTGGTACATTATTTGTTACTGCATCGCAGTTGAATAGAGGTGCAGTAGAAGAAATAGAATTTGACCACCATCATATTGCAGGTGGTATTAGTAAAATACAAACAGCAGATAATGTTGTAGGTATATTTACAAGTAATGCTATGCGAGAACGTGGCAGATATCAAATACAGTTTATGAAAACACGTTCTAGTAGTGGTGTTGGCAGTAAAGTAGACTTAAAATTTAATCCTGATACACTTAGAGTTGAGGATTTGGATGAAGAAGATGAAGATTCAATGACAATGACTACAGGAACACTGATTGACCAACTAAAACGCACAGGTTCTGTTAAAACAGAGGACACTGATGCAACAAATACTATTAGTACAGCACTGAATATGCAGGAGTTCATGAAGAAAAATGACCTATAAAAGATAAATATGCATATAACATAGGAAACAACAAATGTCAGAAAGAAAATCGAGAAGTATTTTAGAAGAATTAAATTCTATCAGTGTAGACAGAAGTCGCCACCATGTTCTCGAAAATAGAGTTGAACATTTAGTCAGTAGTGCTGAAAATATCAAAGCAATACTACGTGAGTCATATAGTCCTCAAGAGGCATTAGACTTAGAACGTAGACTTATTAACTCTATCAAATCAGGTGATTCAAAAAAATTCTCTCGTGGCATTAAAAAAATAGTTGCGGAGAGTAATAATGAAATTTAATGATTTAGTACAAGAAATTACGCCAGACCAACAGAAAAAAGATGCCGAAATGGGAATCAAACGTGGTGCTGGGGGAAAATTTGCTAAAGGCACACAAGCCGGTCGGCAGTATGCTTCAAAACCCAAACCACAAGGTCAAAGTTCAAAGCAGAAAATTGATAAAGGTGATAAACTAGGAAACAAAACAGCAGGTGGCGTATTAGCAAAATCACAGCAAAATGCAATTAACCGAGCAATAGCCCAACAAAACCAAAATAATATAAAAAAATCCAAAAAAGGTGGTGTTGTTAGCGACTTTGCCAAACACAGAAAAGACATGAAGGTTGGTAGAGTGGTACAGCATCCAGATGGTATATTTTATCGATTGGAAAAAACCGATAAAGGTAGTCAATGGATGGAAGTTGATGGTGTAAAAGCCAAAAAAGAAAAAGATGGATCAACAACATTTGACACTCAATATGCTAAACCTGTTAAAGGTGTTTACCCACTTGCACCAAAAGATGCTCGTTCTATGGAACTTACAAGCATTGCAAAAGGTGTAGGACAAGGTCCTGGTGCAATAGAAAAAATGAAGCAAGCCGGAGCAGATGCAATTAATAAAGCAATTGGTGGACCACTTGCTAGTAAAACAAGAATGGACCCAGATGCAAGTACGGCACAAAAAGTTGGTGCAGTAGCAGGTGCAGGTATTGGTAGAGCAATGGCTAATGTGATGAAAAAAGGTCCCGCACCAGAAAAAACTGGTGGAGACATCAGAGACCGTCATAATGGACAGTTGAGATTTGCATTGGAAGAACCGCTTACTTTTTTCAAAAATGCTAAAACTGATTCAGAAAAAATTGAATATGCTAAACAATGGATTGATAAATTAGCGGCTTTTAAAAAACAACGACCTGACATATCCGGCTTAGATGATTATGCAATTCAATTTGGTGCTATGTTAAAAAACTCTCCTTTGAAAAAAACTGAACCAGAATGGTATGGATCGTTTATGCCAAAAGTTAGAGCAATGGCAAAAGAATCATATGATGCCCTAAATACAATTTTTGAAGCAAATGGTATCACTTGGGAACAATGTGGTTATAAGGTTTTGATATCAGAAAAGAAAGGTGCTGATGTTTTATTAGTTCCAACTAAAGCAATTGATGAACTAAATGAAGCCATTGAATTAGAAGAACTGAAGAAACTAGCAGGAGTTTAGTATGAAGTTCCAAGAGTTCACAAAACCTCTTGTTACTAGTATATTAACAGAAAGTGCTATTGCAGAAGCAGAAGGCAAGAATACTCATTTAGAGCATTTAGAAGATAACATATTCAATAAAGGATATGACGGTGCCAAAGAAGCAATAAACTATTTGTACAGTCTACATGAAATGTTAGACGGCAGTACAAACTCTCCAGTATCAATGACAACAAAATGGGACGGTGCTCCAGCCATTGTGGCAGGCAAAGATCCTGAAACTGGAAAGTTCTTTGTAGGCACCAAAGGTGTGTTTGCAAGAAAACCTAAAATTAATTTTACCACCAAAGATATAGAAGCAAACCACCCTGCAGAAGGATTACAAGACAAATTAAAGTTAGCATTGAACATGTTAAGTAAACTAAAATGGTCCACTGTAGCACAAGGTGATTTTTTATTTGCAAAAGACACATTAAAAAGACAAAGCATAGATGGTGAAGATTATTTAACATTTACACCAAACACATTAACTTATGCAGTACCTACTAAAAGCCAACTTGCAAAAGACATAGCAAAGAGTGATTTTGGTATTGTGTGGCATACAGAATATGTTGGCGGCCCAACACTGGCAGATACTACTGCAAAGTTTGGATTCGACAGTAGTGTGTTAGGTAAAGCAACAGGTGTTTGGCACAGAGATGCAATTATCAAAGACCTTAGTGGTACTGTAACATTTACAGCAGAAGAAAGTGCAGACATCATGCAGGCTATTAGTGTTGCTGACGAATATTTAAAAAGTGTAGATGGTGAAACATTTGCATGGCTACAACAAGGAACAGATTTAGTAGGAAAAAATTTTTTACAACAACTAAAAGCACATGTAAATAATAGTATTAGAGCCGGTGCCCTTGAACAAGATCCAACTAAATTTGCCAAAGATTTTATACAAAAGTATATAGATTTTATGACTAAAGAAATAGACAAAGTTAAAACACAAAAAACTATAGATGCTAAAACAGACCTAATGATCCAAGGTGTAAAATTTATCAGAGAACATATACCTAGTATTGTAAGTGTTTATGATTTATATTTAAAAATTATAGAAGCAAAAGTAAAAATTGTGAGAAAACTAGAACAAATTAGAGTTATGGACACATTTGTACAATCAGAAAAAGGTTTTGAAGTAACAGGCGAGGAAGGTTTTGTTGCTGTGGACAGAATGGGTAATGCTTTAAAAATAGTAGACAGATTAGAATTTAGCAGATTAAATTTTGATACAGGAAAACCAACAACATGAACATACCAAGAGAAGTACAAAGTTTCATAAGAAGCCTTACTCCAGATGATGTTGGCAAAGATACTGTGGACACAGACATGGGTAAGTTTGTTATTCATTACGAAGGTTTTTCTGACCAATGTAACTATGGGCACGATGATGACCAAATACACAAAATTTATCAAGATGTTTATAGAGATTTTGATGAACGCCAAGAAGCAAAACCTATACAACGTGGACATTCATATGATGACTTAGGCATAGATGGAAATCCTGTGTTGTACAGCATTTATAAAGTTGAAGAAAATGTTAAAACAGAAATGTATCAATTAATAGATTCTGAAATCAGTGAAAGTAGATTGTTTAGATTCACTGCTAGTTACAATAGACTAACTGGAAGAGACATTGCAGACTTATTATATTTAGAAACACTTGCAGTTTATATGTTTGCCTTAGACAGTAAACAACAAGATTATGGTACAGCATACGCAAGAAAAACAACACAATATGGTCCTTATGCCGCCTTTAGAACAAGTGCAACTGATATATACATGCTGGCATTTGCTGTTGATAATCCTAATTACAAGTCATTAAAATTAAAAAACAAAGAAAGAAAAGTATTAGATAAACTTAATTTTAACAACAGACAGCATTACATGTTTATGAATAAAATTGCTAGATATACTCCTAGCAGAAGTGATGCAAGTTCTTATTTGATAAGATTAGAACAACAATTACAAATTAAAGATGCACAATTCAAACAGTTAAGACGTTTAATTTTGGATTGGCCTCAATTGAAGTACAGTCAAAAACAATACATAGTATCTAAACTAGTGCAACGTATTAGATTAAAAGGCAAAGGTGCAGAAGTATTCCAACACTTGATGGCTATGAAAACCACAAGAAGATATGATAATGTAAACAAAGAAAAACCTACTAGTGCATTAAAAAGAGCCGCCGCTACAGTTGGTGGTGCTTATGTGGGTAGTAAAATTGTGCCTAAACTTACAAAAAATAAGTTAGGTAGTAAAACTGGTGCTGGTATAGGTGCTATTGCAGGCTACTGGGCAAGTGGTCGTAAAAAGGTATAAATACAGTTATGCGTATTAAAGATATTATTTTAGAGGATGAAAAACCACAAGTTCGTCCAAAACTGTCTATGAGAGAATTAGATGTTAAGGCAAAAGAAGAATTAACAGATAAAATTTTTACATATCCAGGCGGCCCAAGACAAACTGAATACTTTAATATACCTTTTACAGCAACAATTCAACAGGCAAAAACAGAATACTTTAAAAGCAATCAAGTATCTGTGGGTAATGCTGTTGACAAAGCAGTAAAGTATTATCAAGATAATCCAGATAAAGCAGAAGTAGAAGTTAATAAAGAACGTTCTTTTGCTAGTGCTGGAGGCAACAATCAAGGTGGTAATAAACAAGGTGCTCCTCTAGGCAATCAAAATGCTAGAAAACGTGGTGCTCAACTAGGTAATCAAAATGCTAGAAAATATACTCCAGGTGGTGGTATTGGAGCAGTACAAAACGCAATCAAAAAAGGCATAGACACAGCCAAATTTGCATACAACTTCAAAGCAGGTGATACATTAGACGCAATAGGCAGAGGACAAGACATTGCAGGTGAATTAGGCAACAAATTCTCAGACTTAACTAAACCTACTGGAAAAAACAGAAGCATAACAGTTTAAGTCCTTTTTAAATTTCTATCAATCTTATATAAATACTATTATCCAAAGCATATTCTTTAAAACGGTGGTGGTTTAGAGACCACGAATATGCAAATGATACAGTAGGAGACTATCATGGCACAAACAAGAGTAAATGGTGCAGTTCTTGATAACAGTCAACTTATGGTTGGTACTTTAAGTCACTTCATTATTGATGAAGTAGATGGTACTGACAATATCAGCCAATTCGGTTTTTCAAGTGGTAATGCACAGAAAGGTGAATTAGTTGTTCAAGGCTTATCAACAATTTGTACTCCAGTACTAATCAACAGCATTTCTGCTACAGTAATGCACGTTGGTGTTGAAGGTTCCCCTACCGCGGCTAGATTATTAGCGGCTATTCAACCAATGCTAACAGGAAACGGTGCAAACGCAACTGTGACTGCTGGAGAATACAGAGTAGTGTAACCTAAAAGTAATTAACTTTTAAAATCCCCACCTTGTGTGGGGATTTTTTTTGACTGTACAAAAGCATAAAGTGATAAATACAGTTATACACAGGAGACACAATGAGTCTAACAAGAAGTGGAGCAATGGGCTCTATAGAAGTACTAACAGGTAACATAGAATTTTTTACCTTGTTTACTACTTTAAACATAACAGTTACAGGCGACTACAATGACAATAGTCAAAAAGATTTTGAAAGTGTAGTTCAATGTATAGGATTAAGAGCAATGCCTACTGTGATGAATAATCCAGTAGAATTAAATGGAGGAGGTTCAAACTTGCTACAAAATTATGGTGCACCAACATTAACAGGTGCAGGATATATTTTTAAGTTTGCAACTGAAATACCAGGTGCTCATAGTGTAGACTCTTTAAAAGATGAGTTACATGGAATTGTGCTTAACGGCGGTGTTATAGATACAAAAAATACTGTGAACACCGAATTTACTAAACAGGATCTATTATAATGAAAGAACCAAAACCAGAACAAAAGTTGGAACAGCAAAAACAAGTTTATGCAGATTCCAATAATCTAGAAGCACACATCATAGCGGATATGCTTCGTATTGAAAGCATTACTACAGAATTGAGAGAATTCAAAGAAGATACAAAGCACAGACTAAACAAAATGGAAAATTGGCTTGTTGCAATAGTGGGTACAAGTTTTACCACACTGATTGCAATAGTAGTTAGTTTACTAGTAAACGTATTTGGAAGTTAAAAATGAAATTAAGTGAAATATTTGAAGCCGACCAGGTAAAGGCAAACACAAAAAAACCTAAAAAAATAAAACCTAATATGGGTAATGAAAGTCCACATCCTTTTAGAGGAAAACTAGTCGGTGAATCTATTACACTAGAAGACAATCAAGACTTTCATGAAGAATTTGGATATCTTGCATACGATGAAGAGGGTATGTTTGAAGCAGAATATCAAGGACGTAAAGTAAAACTTAATAAACCTATGCAAGGTGATGTTAAGAAGTTCAAGGTATATGTTAAAGATCCTAAAACAGGTAATACTAAAAAAGTAAATTTTGGTGATCCTAACATGAGAATTAAAAAGTCTAATCCAGCAAGACGTAAAAGTTTTAGAGCAAGACATAATTGTGAAAACCCAGGACCAAAAACAAAAGCACGTTATTGGTCATGTAGGAAATGGTAAAATATGAGACTAAATGAGATAGTTGAAGAAGAAATTTTTGAAGCCCGTATGGTTTGGCGTAAAATGGGCAAGAAAATTAAACGTGCTGTAAGGTGTACAACCGGAAGACGTAAAGGCAGAGTTGTGAGTAACCCAGCACAATGTTCTGCGCCTATCAATATGAAAAAACGTATGACGTTGAAAAGAACAAAAGCAAAAATGGGTAAACGTCTTAGCAGAAAAGCAAACAGAACAAAAAGGTTGAATCCTGCAAGTAGACGTCTAAGACAACTTAATAGAAGTACTAGTAAGCGAAGATAAAAATGAAGTTTAAAGATGTTAAAACATTAGAAAGCATCCTTTTAGAATATGGTATGAAACCTGGTGCCAGCACACCCACATCTCAACAACAAACAGGTGCTGGTGCAAAAGCAAACAAAGTAAACAGTCCTTCTACAACACAACAGGCTAAAAAACCAGATGCTGGTAGTCCAACACTTGGACAAAAAGCACCAGAAGAAAAACCTGAAATGCCTGAACCAAAACAAAAAAATGCTAGAGACATAGAAAAAGGTGCAGTAGTTGTAGGACAAGACGATAAAAACAAAACAGTAGTATCTCCAGTAGGCGATGGTGATATACCAGATGCAATGGTAGTACAAGACGAAGATGGAGAATACGAAATCATTGACCAAAATAAAAATGTAGATGCATATGACCCAGAAGATGCAGAGCAAATGCAAAATATGCCTAGTGGTCCAGGAATAATTAGTAAAACAAAAGGTAATTTTGCAAAAGGTCAAGGTATTGCAAACAAAATGGCAAACTTAGTTGCTTCAGTTGATCCTGATTTAGCAGAAGGCAAGATTGCTAAAAAAGTACATAGAAAAGCATTAAACAAATTAAAGCCAAAAGTTAAACAAGAAAAAAGAAAAGTAAAACAACTTGCAAGATTAAGTTTAAAAGAAGCACATGAAGAATTATTTGAAATAAACTTTAATAGAAAAGAAATCATAAACAGTTCTCTTGATGCACAAATACGTTGTGGTTGGGAGGCAGAAACTGTTTGGGAAAACATAGAAGGCGAAAGTGATGATGTTGATAATTTATCACTGAGTGAAATAGATGACCAATATGGTGGAGTTGATTGGGACAGTATAGCAGAGAATTTTACAGACTGGATATATGAATACAAAGTAGATGAATACATGGATGGTGCTATTGATGAGTATGTTACTCAACGTGAAGATGACGAAGATTATATCAATGAATTTATAGAAAATGAAGGCATAGAACAAGCAGATTGGGATGATTACAGAGAAGATGTGCTTAGAAGAGAATTTGGTGATGAAAGATTTGAAGAAGAGGGTGCTGAAGAACTGTCAGATATATACGGATATGAAGAAGAAAATTGGGCCAGAGAATATGTTGATGAATTTAGAGGACAAGACTTTAGAGATTATTTAGAAGAATTAGCAAAAGAAGATGATGATGTAAGACAAGCGGCATACGAAGAAGCCAGTGAAAGTTATGATTATGATGATTGGATAAATGACCAATACTACAGTATGAGTTCATTCTGTGATGATTATGGTATTGATTACTCTGTGGGTAGCAATTTAGGAGAAGTTGCTGACATAGTGTCTAATTGGATGGAAAACAATAGTGCTTTTACAGATACCAGTGTGGATTACGGTGATTATGGTAACACTGATGGTAGCACAACAAATTATGCAGTAGAAAGCGATAGTAGTATAGATGGATATGGCACAGGTGCAGAAATTATATCACCTGTTTTTAGTACTCCTAGAAGAATGTTGACAGAAATGAAAAAGTTCTTTACAATGTTAGAGGATAAAGGCGCACTTACAAATAACAGTACTGGTTTACATGTAACAATGAGTTATAATCCACAAGAAGGAGAAATTGTAAATCATGATCCTGGTTCAAGTATAGTAAAAGCAAATAGAGTTAAGATGGCTGTGTTGTTAGGTGACCAATACTTGTTAAATGAATTTATGAGAAAGGCTAACACTTACACTAAAAGCCAATACAAAGAATTACAAAAAGCAATTGGACAATTAAAACAAAAAACCGGATCAGAAGGTATTAAAATAGCAGAAAAATTTTTAGAACAACATATAAGTGATGACAAATTCCGTGCAATACATTTTAAAGGTCAAACAGATTCAAAAACCAATACCAAACTTATAGAATTTAGAATAGCAGGTGGGGAAGATTACGAACGTGATTTTGACAAAGTATTTAAAGCAACAGTAAGATATGCAACCACAATGATTGCAGGACATACAAACCAATATGAAGGCGACTATGTCAAAGCATTGTCTAGATTATTAAACAAAGCAAGTGAAGTTGCGGCAGGTGATGAATCAGAAGTAGAAGATTTAAAAGGCAGATATGAAGATATTGCCAGCGATCCTGTATTAGACTCAACTAAAGCAATAATCAGTTCTAACAAATATTTAGACTTTACTAAACAAATGTTAAGAGCAATGGAACAATTAAAACTCGCCAAAACTTATTTAGATCCAGAAGCAGACCTTAAATGGAAAAAACAATGGATGAAATACGTTAATAACACAGATGCTAGTTTAGATGATTTTGACAGTTCTTTAAAAAGAGATTTAGACAGTATCAAAGGCGAAAAAATTAAAGAAGAAGAAAAATCAGAAAATGATAGGTCAATCAAAGCCTACTTCAAACCAGATATGCAAAAACCTAGTAGTCGTGCATCTCAAGAAAAACTACAAGGTTTAAAAGATTTAAGTGAAGCACTTGGAATGTTGGCTGTGGATGTTGCTCAAGGTGTAGCAAGACAACAACCAAACGCAAAAAGCATTGGTGCATTAAGAACATTTTTGAAAAAATATGAAATATCATACAAGGACTTAGACGAAAATTTAAAAATATCCATAGACGATATTGCATTTGGTGATAACGTTAAAGGTAGTGGCGCCGGCAAATTAACACCACAAGTGAGGATGGAAATTATTAGAAAAGGTATAGAAAAATTACTATCAAAAGATATAATTAGTAGACCCGACTATATATCAGCACCACAAGTTGAATCTTTAGTAAAAGGTATATGGAATGTAATGAACAGCAAACAGTTTAATCCTACTGTGTTGAAAGAACTTACAACACTTGGTATAAATTTGCGTATTGGGAAAGATTCTAATATAGATAAAACAGAAGTAATAGAAGATACAAAAAGACTATTCAAAGACGCAAGTGGTAAAAGACAATTTAATGATTTTTATAACGGCTTAACAACATCAACATATAACTCAGGAACCTATTTTGTGCAACCAGGAATGGTTTTTGACAAAGAAAGTTTTAACAATATGGTCTCATTTGTAAAACAATTTGACTCTTACAATGAACCAGTTAATAGAAATCATAATCCTAACATTTATGGTGATGACAGTTATGAAGATGTTTCATTAAGCAATTACACTATGTTATTGAGAAGAAGATTTTTGTTTTTAGAAAATCAATTCGAAACAGACAAATCTAAAGCAATAAAAAGTTTAAAACTAATGGTTCCTATGTTTGAGAAATTTTTCAACACCAATAAAATTGGACTTGATAGAGATGGTAGGGACGCCTATGACAAACCAGATTGGGAAGAAATAATTGGCATAGAAAGAGATGAAGTACAGGATCTACCAAACATGTCAGACAAAGAAAAAGAAGATTTATATGATTTATTAGGTGAAAGAGATGGTGCACCTTATCTTGGTATTGAACCATATAAGTATGAAAGAATTCAAGGTACTTTAGATGATATTATTAAAAATACCACAGACGAAAGAACAATAAACAACATGCAGGATTTTATCACTGACTCAATTAGAGAGTCTTTGGGTGCTTACTATAGAAACAAAGAACGTTACCCTGGCTATTTTAAATTTCCAGAAGTAAAAACAATTATAGCACAAAGATTCAAAGGTCTATCAGAATTTATGAGAGGCTTAGATAAAATATTTGTACAAAATGGTTTTGACAGTCAAGACAATTCAATTAAACGTAAGCAACAATTATCCAAAGACAGAGAAAATTTTGAAAAGAAAATTCGTAGCAAGTCATATGCTACAATAAACATACCTGCACATTCTATTACATTTATGAAAAAGAATTATTATGATGAATTGGATCTACAGAGAACGGCAACATCAGATGTAAAAATTGCAGATCCAGGTGAAACCATGCTAAAAGATATGATTAATGGTGCAGAAAATGTAAACAAAGGATCTAGACCAGGCATATTCTTTGTTGTTCCAGCGGCACATTGGGGACCACTAAATGATGCTGTAGGCGGTAGTGAAATTATAGCAATATATCAAAAAGTTGGCAATATGAGTCAAAACTGGAGAATTAAAAACTATGGCAAGTTATTTGAAAAGTTTGCTTCTGTGTATGGAATAGACTATAAAACTTTAGACAACAAAGACAAATATGTTCAAATAGACGGTACTGATAGAACTAAATTATCAAAAATGTTTAGAATTGAATTTACTGGAAAGTTGGACGGTAGAGCAGGAATGGGAGATGTAGAAGAACTTATCCCATCCGAAGAATTAAAAAATCCGTTTTCAGGAGAACCTTTAAACAGTACTAGTGGTATAACTTGGACATTGCGAGATGATAATGACCAGAAAGCCTATGCCGCATATGACTTTAAAAAGTATCACGGTGCAGAAGCAGGCAAAATAAAACAAATGGTCGATGACTTGATGAACAAGGATGATAGTGTTAGTTTCTATAGTGCTATTCAGAAAGTTATGGAACAAACACCAAAAGGTGTAAGAGCCATAGAAAACAAAAAAATTATAAAAGCGGCTGGTGTCGAACATATGGAAAGAGAAGCATCTAATACTATTCAAGGTGCGGCAAATTGGCCTAACTTAGCAGACTTCTTTAAAATAGAAAGAGGTGTAGATAATCAAGGTCCAAACATATTAGAAAAAGTTTCTAGAACATTTGACGGCGACCACAACTGGAGACCAGAACCAGATCCAACTGTTTGTTGTGTGGAAAGATGGGTAGCAAGTGTAAAAACTGCCGTTGAATATATTAAAACAAATTATACAGTAAGTGGTGGTAACTACTTTAGACAAAATGCTGACGGCAGTCTTGGTGATGATGTAGGTGAACTTTACGGTGATGGTGGTAGAGCCATGCCTGACGGTGCCCGTTCAAGAATGGACAGAGCAGAAGTTACAAGAGGCAGAGATCCATCTGATGACATAACTACACAAGATTATGATGCTGTGCGTGACGAATATCAAAGATTTGATTGGTTGATGCAAAATGGCATACAAAATTATATGTTACAACCAGATGTAAACAGACTGGTAGGATTTCTTAAAAATCCAGACAACGAAGAAAATTTCAAACAAACTGTTTTACAGGTTTTAATTAGAGACAATCAAGAAGGTAAAGAACCAAATGACTTCCAAGGTGCATTAGCAAGAGGCAGACAAGAATTACAAGGCGGAGCAAATGAAAGTGTGTTTGCTAAATTTGATGCATTACCTTTACAAGAACAATTAGCAATACTAAGTGAATCAAAAGTATTAGAAAGACCTTTATCAAAAGATGAAAAGAAAGACAAAGAAAAATATGTTAAAGGTATGAAGAAAAGCAAAAAAGATTTTGAAAAACGTTATGGTAAAGATGCAGAAGCAGTTATGTACGCAACAGCAACAAACATGGCTAAAGAAGATTTAGATGAAAGTGTACCAACTATTAAAACAACAAAAATTTTAAATGACTTACTAGCAGACCATTTTCCTGTAGGAGACCTTAAAAAACAAATGTTGGCATTTCAGGCTATACCAATTCCTGCAATGTTAGATGCATTTAGAGATTTAAGAGGCGAAGCAGGAGACGAAGCATGTGCTAGAGGTATTGTAAGACATTTTATAAATGCATTACCCAAAGAACAACAAGATAAAATTGATTTAAACGAATGGTCTAAAAGTAAAGTTAGAAGTTTAATAGAATCAAAAGGCATAATGGGAAGAGTATTAGGTGATACTTTTTTAAAAGGTGATGACAGATTAGAGTTTCAAAGTGTAAATTTATACCCAACAGATGAAATGGAGTTTGATTCTCCTGAACAAAGAGATGATTTTGTACAACAATTAGAGCAAGAACTTAACAGTCAAATAGACTGGACAAATGTACCTAATAAAGGCAGTTTAGCATTTGGTGTTGCTGTATTAACAGATCCAGCATTAGATGATAAAATTACATATTGGGGTAGATACTTCAAACAAAAAACAGCAGATATGATGGGTAAATGGGGTAACAGTCAAGTACCTTCAGGATGGAAATTACAAACTGCTGGAGCAATGAAATTAGACATAGGTATAGATCCACAGCACTTGATAAAGACAGATGACCCATTCAATGGGGTCATAGACGTCATACAAGCAGTGAAAACAAACTCTACTGATAATGAACTATCTGAAACACTAGTAAACGCACTAGAGACTATACACACGCAAGAACACCCTGTATTTCCTGGACAAATAAGTAATTTGCCTGCATTAAGAGATTACTTTGGTGAAATTATGGGACCAGTTGCATTGATGAGTGATATGGTGGGTGGACAGGCAGAAGATGCCAGAAGAGATTTATTGAGAGGTATTCCTTGGTCAAGTTGTAGTATATTTTGGCCCATGGCAATGAATGCCCCACTTGTTGACAGTTACTTTACAGCACCAGATGGTACTAGAGTAGGTATCAGCAGTAAAGGCGGTAAAGGTGCAAAAGCAAGTGTTAAGAACATACAAGATGCTATACTTAAAGCACCAGAAGAATTAAAAGCACAATTTCCTGTTACAGTAAATGTTATCAACATTGTACAAAGCAATAGTGCAAAAGATGGCCCATTTAGATTAGCAGAGTTATACAAAATTTTACCACAAGGGTTAGAACAAGAAATTAATGGATACATTCAAGAAGGTAAACAAGACTATGCTGGATTAAGTCCTGCATGTACTGAATTATTTAATTACGGAACGCCGAGACAAGATGTTCCAGGCTTTAATACAGGTTATGCTATGTTGGCCCTACTTGCTAAAAAAGTTACAAGAGCAATTAATCAATCAGGTCCAGAGTTTGGACAGGGTTGTGTAGCATTTCTTAACCAATCCAGTATTGTACAGTTGTATTGTAAAATGGGCAAACAAGGAAATGATGCAAGAGTTACAGGATGGGAGGCTGTGTATCCGCCAAACTTCCAAGGTACAGTAGAAATAGATGGCAGTAAAAATTACTACAGTTCAAGAATAGGTGGTAAATTTGCATTTGGATTCAAGTAATGAGATTAATAGAATTACAAATAGAAAGACCAAAATCAGATAAAAACTTTCCTAGAAATATCATGCCTCAAATTAGAAAAGGTGATATAAAAGATTCTCCTTTTGATTATACCAAACATAATGTAGACATAGAAACACTTATGCCAGTACAAAATCAACGTGTTAAAGGAATGCATGATAGAGCCAAACGTGGATTTGCAGATGGTAGCATAAGACCTATTGTTATAGATAAAAACAATTATATTGTAAATGGACATCATAGATTTGATGTTGCACTACAAATGGGTATAAAGAAATTAGATGTTTTAAAAGTTAATGCTACAATAGAAGAATTAATTGACCATTTTAGTAACACGTCAAGTGATGCGGCTACCTTTGAAGAATTAATGAAACAAAAAATGGCAAAAGCAATGGAAGGTGAAGTTGTTACATTTCCAGGAACTTATGTAAAAAGAGATTATGTTACAATTAATGGTGTAAAAATGCTACGAGATGTTTGGGACTATATGACTCAAGACAGAGAAGAAGAGCATGGATATGATAACAATATGAATACTGTTAAAAAAGGCATTAAAAATTTTACAGGAGATGAAGATCCTAAAGTTTTAAAGAAATCATATCAAATAGAATTAAGAAACTTTATAGATGAGTTTGAAAATCAGGGCATGGACCCACAACCATTTATAGACGAACTAGAACAAATAGGTGAAAATTATAAGTCGCAAGATGTTACAAAGCAAGGTAGGAATTTAAGTGTTAAAGTAAAGCAGTATTTAAAAGACAAAAAAACTAAACTCACCACAATTAAAGTAGCAGACTTACAGATGGATAAACCAGGCTTTGATAGAATTATAGGTGATTTGGGTGATGTAAATTTTGCAGACACAACAGATCCTATAGTAGTAGATGCTGATGGCAAGACTATACTGGATGGATTTCACAGAGTGCAAAAAGCATTAAACATTGGTAAAAAAGAAATACCAGCATATATGGTAGTTGAAAACTTTGCTGATGGTAAAAAGAAAGGCAAAAGCAGACCTGGTAGAGTTAAAAAAGCAGGTGCAAGTTGTAAAGGCTCAGTAACAAGCCTCCGTAAAAAAGCAAAAAACAGCAGTGGTGAGAAGTCAAAAATGTATCATTGGTGTGCCAACATGAAGTCCGGACGCAAAAAATCCTAAATAAATATGTGTTATGCAAATAGCACACTTCCAAAACCCATTTTACGAATTTATAAAGTCTTGTAATGAGTCTTGGATAGATATAGACAATATTCCAAGAACTAGTAGAGACCATATATTAGGAACTTGTTCTTTTTTTGAAGACTACTGGAAAGATTTGGATAAGTTAAGTTCACGAATACCAACATTATATATAATTAGTTTAGACGGTATTGGCTCTAAAGAACTTTATAAGATTTGGGAAAAACATCATTTAACAGATAAAACATTTATACCACAACATATATGTAATAACAATAAGGCAATAATACTATTTGATAATAGTGCTGAAGGGCATTGTGATGACTATATGTTTAAGTTTATATCGCAAGTTGTACAGTTATATAAGTTAAACCCTGATACAACATTTTATGGTAATAGTGCTATTAATATAAAAGAGATACAACAAAAGTCAGACTATAAAAACTTTAAAACAATTTATACAGCAAACTTCCAAGAAGATACTATGGCAGAACTGTATGATGAATTTAACAATATGGATTTAGATTACACATACGAAAATAAATCCACATTGTACAGTTGTTTAAATAATGCTCCTAAACCACATAGAGCATTGTTGTTAGGAGCATTGGACAAAGAAGAAAATATGATTAGTACTCCTAATGTAGACTTTCAAGAATTACAAACATCAACAGTAAAATATTTAATAGAACAATCTGAACGCAAACAAATATCTCAACAAGACTTTAATGATGGGTTGGCTTACTTAAAAGATTTACAATTAGTTTATCCTATAGAATTAGATAAACGTAATGATGATATAATACATATGAAACAAATGTCTGCAGATGATAGTTTCATAACAGATTTACTAGACTGCGACTTTCAATTAATTACTGAAACATTTAGTGATAGTACGTTAGTTGTTACAGAAAAAATTTACAAAGCAATAATAATGAAACAACCTTTTGTAATATTTGGTCCACATAGAATATACAAATATTTGCAAAACAAAGGATATAAAACATTTGACCATTTGACAGATAACAATTTTGATACTCAAACAAATATTATTACCAAAATAAAATTTTTAACACAACATTTAGAAACTTTATCCATGTTAAAAGAAAATCCTAACAAATGGAAAGACATAGAAAAGCAAAACAAAGAACAAGCAGACTACAATTATGAATTATTTACTAATAGAATGCAAGAAATAAGAACAGCATCTAGTACTAATTTAGATACATGGCTTAAAAACTATACTGACTTTAGTCTAATATTTAATGTAGACTTTGATAAATAGTATTATGCGTATAAATGAAATCATAATTAAGGAAACAGCATCTGTTGGTGGCATGAGTGCCGGAGCAGTTGCAACAGTAGTAAAACCTATTGCTAATGATGTACAACGTGTGGTACAAAAACCTAAAAAGCCTAAAAAAATTGGTAAGAAAAAACCAGGGCCAAAAGGTAAAAGTAAAATTTTAAGGAGATAAGATGAGAATATTATCTTCTAAAAATGGACCCACATTTTGTAGTTCCAAAGAATTTCAATTATTTGACAGACTAGCACACGAAAAAGGTATATATGAATATGACCTTTCTGAAAATGATATACATACATGCAATCAGTTAAGACAAAGAGGATTAGTTCTCAAAATTAATGACAATGGCAAAACAAAATACAAAACCTACCCGCAAGAATCGGCTTACTAAAGCAAAAACTCAAGCACTTGCTAAAAAATTAGAACAAACGGTTAAAAACGTTAGCACTAAAGGATTTTTCTTTAAGAGAAAAACCAAAGCCAACGACTGGGAAATTATAGATGGTAGAAGTAAAGAAGTTGTTTTAGAAGAAATAGTACTAGTTGAAACTGCTAATCAGTTGTTACATACAATGAATAGGGCTAATCAAAAACAAATCAAAGCATTATTACCTACTTATAGAGCATCATTACTTCGTTACCAGGGACAAATACATAAGCATCTAAATGACTTAATGTTTTATAAACACACATTAAAAACCACTAACAGTGATGTGTTATTTTTCTCTACAGAAGCAAGAATAGACTTATCTTTACTGTATTTGCGTAAAGCAAGAACAGAATTACATAATAAATTAGATGTAAACAGTCTACACGGTATTCACCTGACTTAATAAAAACACAAAAAATTTCCGATAATTGATAAATACAATTAACAATTTATCATTATCGGGAAATATAAAATGAAAATAAATAATTTTAACAAAACTGGAATTCAAAAGATAAATGAATTAAATTCATATCTTAAAGAAAACCACGGAGTTAAAGTAAGTGGGTTTCATCCTAAAGCAAGACTAGAAAAAGTCAGAGAACAGGCACAAGCACACGTTATTACTTTAAGAAACTCCAAAAAACAATTTAATTTAGATCCTGAATACGCAAAGTATTTAGGTGTAAAAGACGTCATAGACGTAATGCTTGAAGAAGGTGTATATGCGGAAGGTGCCGCATACGAATCAATGTGTAATGAGATTAAACAAACTACACAAAATTTGATGGACGGTGGTTACACAATGGATGAAGCAAGTAAACAATGTATGAATCAATTCAGACAAGATCCCCGATATGCTTATGATGATGAATTTATACTACCGATAGTTTTAAAAGCGGCTAAAGACTACATGGAAGCATGTGGTGGTAAGCACGAATCAATTGAACCAGAAGTTCAAGCAATACCAGAAACAGATTTATCAGAAGTACTTTTCAGAGAAATGGCAAGAGAAGTTGGCATGGAAATGACAGACGTTGAATCACTAAAAGCAATTGAAGAAAAAATAAACATGTTTGCAGAAATTAGTGGCAAAAGCAGAGATGCAGTTGTTGGTTTCTTAAATGGTTTAGAAGAAGATGCAGTTGCTGGCGGTATTCAAATGTTTGGTAAAAAAGTTGCTGAACAAAATAAATTTACTGGTGCTAGAAAAGATGCTATTGCACAAGGCAAAGATTCTTTTGAAGTAGATGGTAAAATGTACAAAATAACAGGTGATACTTCCGATGAAGAAGACCAAGCAAAAAATGAAAGCATGTTTGATGATATTATCACAGACATGTTAGCAGAAGAAGTTGAAGTAGAACAAGCAGAAGTTATTATGGCGGCTAGAGCATTAGCAGATGATGTTCAAGACCAAATTGCTAGATTAGGAAAAATGGTAAACGAAGACCTACCTGCTATTGCAGACCAAATGAGAGCAGAGATGGGTGCCGAGGTTGCACAAGGTTTTAATGACACAATGGTTCAAGCAATAGACGGACACCTTGTAGCCAGTAAAGCAGTAAAACAATCTATGGACGATGCTATTGGTGGACTAACAGGAGATGCTCCTATGCAACCAGCAATGATGGATGAGCCAATGGATGCTCCAATGGATGCCTCATTAGACGGTGAAGTAGATGCTATGGCAGAACCAGATGCAATGGACGTTAATGATCCTGCCGCGGCTGGACCAGAAGAAGAGCCACTAGGCAGAGCACCTGTAGACGCCGAAGGAGTCTAAAATGCGAATACGTGATGTATTCCTACTAGAGGCATACTTCGATGACTTGCAAGTTGTTATTATGGATAGACTTGCACAATATCTAGGCAAAGAGCAAAACGAAATCCCAACAGATGAATTTAGAATGAAGTTAGCAGATGATGGCTTCATGTTAAGTTTTGAAGAAATGAAAGCCGCAATGGAGCAAATGGGTGTAGTTGCTAATATAGACCAAGACGTAATTACTCCAAAAGGAAAAATACCAAACGACTTAGCAGAACCAGAAGGTGACGTAGCATTACCTGGTGAAGAAGAACCAGTTGATGTTGCTCAGATGGCAGGCGACCAGGCTATGTCTGCCGTAAAAGACGAACTCCCACAATAAACTACAAATAAATACATGCATGGAAGATAGATTACTCCAAGCGGCCCAACATCTCGAAAAGCAACTATTTGAACAATTCAATGCACCTTATATTGAAGTTGCACATAATATAGTAAAAGCAATCACAAGAGGCGGCGATCCTGCCTATTATAGTGATGATGAAATCATAGATGATATGCTACCTATTTTAAATTCACAAGAAAACGAATACACTATTCAGGTTGATAAATTACCATATACTATACCATACATAAACTTTGATGTGCCTAATACAGATATTGATACTTTAAAAAATGCATTAGGTGGAACTAAAGATTCTCAATCAAAATTTTTTAAAAGGATGCAAAAGTTTAATGAAAAATATCAAGAGTTATTTGATATAGACAAAGAGCAATGGTATAAACAATATCCAAAAATATCATACACTTTAAATAAAGAAGGTATGCGTAACACTTACAGTTTAGATGATTTAGATGAAAATAAATTTGTGCCTGTTTTTGGCGATAGTAATACTTTTGGAATGGGTTTGCCAGTAGAAGATTTATGGTATAATAAATTACAATTAAATTTACCTATATATAATTCTTCTGTTATAAGCGGTAGTCTATTAGATGCATATTTGTTATTAACATCTATGTATAAAGTTAAAAAATTTAAAATGGCTTATGTAGTGATCCCACATTCAGAAAGATGGAATGGAGTATCTGATAAAGGATATCATGAAGGTATATCAAATGGAGAACATTATTTTTTAAAACAATTTGAAAATGTGGGAGCATCTTTAAACCAAAACACTAGACAATTTTATAGATGGGTTGCTACTCAGGCACTGACTAGTTTTTGTTTACTAAATGATATAGAATTACATTTATGGGATAATAATACTTTTACTACTGTTAAGTGGTGTTACGAAAAAGATTTACATGTTCCCAATTGGATGTTTATTTTTAAACACATGATTCCAAAATTAAAAATTGCTAATGAATGTAATGAAGATATTACAAAATGGCATAAACATACTGCTAGAGATTTTGTACATTTTGGCACAGAATGGCATGATAAAATAGCAGATTATATGTTGACAAACAACACAATATAGTATAAAATAGTAAATTAAGGATCTTATATGCTACTTACAGAAAAGATACAGTATAAAAAGTTAGAAAGAGTTACAACTGCGGAAGGCAGAAAGTATGTTGGAGATGACAATATACCTGTTCCTAGTGTAACAACAGTATTAGATAAAACATCTGATAAGACTGCTCTTATTGCCTGGCGTAAAAGAGTAGGCGATGCAGAAGCAAATCGTGTCAGTAAAGAAAGTGCTGGACTAGGTACAAAAGTACACGATGCATTAGAAAAACATATACTTGGAGAAGATGTAACTTTTGGTAATAACATGGTAAGTGTTATGGCAAAAGATATGAGTGAACTAGTTATAAATGAAGGATTCAAAAATGTTGACGAAGTTTGGGGTACTGAAATAGGTTTGATTGCTCCAGGACTTTATGCAGGAACAACAGATTGTATTGGTATGCACAAAGGCGAAGAAGCAATTATAGATTTCAAAACAAGTAAAAAAATTAAAAAAGAAGAATGGATTGAAGACTATTATTTACAATGTTGTGCATACGCATTAGCACACAATGAAATGTATGGCACTAACATTAAAAAAGGTGTTATACTTATGGTTAGTAGAGATGTAAAATTCAAAGAGTTTGTTATAGAAGGTGCAAGATTCGAAATGTATTGTGACCTTTGGGCACAAAGGCTTGAAGAATATTACAGCAAGTTCGGATGATATCAAAACAAGTAAGATTAAGTAGCGAAGTTTCTGGAGCAATTAAAGTTGAAGACTTTACTGTTCTTGATGTAGAAATACCTGAATTGCAAGAAGGTCAAGTTCTTGTAGAAAACAAATATCTTAGTACTGATCCATATGTTCGATCCACTATGATATATAGACCTAATAATGTTTTTAATACAATGCCCGGTGAACCCATTCAAGGTGATGCTGTTGGCACAGTCATAGAAAGTAAGAATAGTAAGTTTCCAGTAGGCACAAACTTATTACATAGACATGGTTGGAGAACACATACTATTTTAAGTGAAGAAGATGATAACGAGTTTACAAAAGTTATACCAGACAATCATAAATTATTAGATTATCTTTCTATATATGGTTTAGTAGGTGTTACAGCATATTTTTCTTTAACACAAATAAAAAATTTAACTAGTGAAGATACTATTGTAATAGATGGTGCTACTGGCGGAGTAGGTCATTTGTTTGTGCAATTTGCAAAACTCATGGGACTGCAAGTTTATGGTGTTACTAGTACACAAGAAAAAGTAGATTATATAGATAATATAGGTGGAGTTGGTGTGCTTCTTCCAGCAAAAGGTGGACTTGCACGAATACATAAATTATTTGAAAAAAACTTTCCAAACGGTATAGATTATTATCATGCCAATGTAGATAATGAAAGATTTGCAGTTGGTGTATGGCATCTAAACAATGATTCGGATATTACAATGTGTGGCGGCATGAAACATTATAATTCTGTAATGCAAACATTAGGACCTAATATACAAGCAATTATTCATAAAAATGCACATATTCATGGTTGTGCTTGGAGGTTTTCTATAGATGAATGGAGAGATGAATACTTAAAATTTATAGATGATAATTATGAAAACATTGTGCCTTTATATGAATTTAGAGAAGGCATAGACTCTATGCCACAGCAATATGTGGATCAATTCTTTATTTACGACACAGATTCCAATAAAAAGTTCGGCAAACTCATAACCCAACTTTAATTAGCACTCCACATTTCTGCGGAAATGATAAATACATACATAAACGTAATTGGAGTTATATATAGTGTCACACCAGGACGATGCAAATTTAAAAGTAATTATAAGCAGAATTCAGCAAAGAAGAGGACTGAAGCAAGATTTACCACATCCGTTAAGACCGGGTGAAATTGGTTTTGCTACGGATAGTAGACAAGTCTACATTGGTGCTGATACTGATGACACTATCAGTAAAACTTATAACAAAACTGTATATTTAGAAAATACACTAGGCGCACAGGCTAGAAGTTTAAATATTGCAAACACTCAAATTGTTAAATTTGAAGTACCACACATTAGATTTGTTAAAGGTAGTGGTACATTTGATGGTGTAAGCAAAACTCAATCTTGGGTAGCAAATACATCTACGTCATACAACCTATCAGACAATAGTAATGTTGCAAGAACAACGTTTGATATAACAGTTGCTAATTCAGGCAATTCTGTAGTTAATCAAAACAGAACAGCGAAAGCCTTTGATGCAGATGACATTACAGTTTTAATAGACGGTAAAAAACAATTAGGAGATAGCAGTGGTACAGGTGCTACTGTAAATGCTTCTTATGATTATAACTTTGTTTCAGGTAATGCTACAGGTGATAGTCATACACTTTATTTAAGAACTGCACCAACTAATTCACAACAAGTTGCAATAACATATTATGGTAACAGTCATGTAAACCATGCTATTGCAAATAGTGTTATAGCCAACGGTGCTACTGTAACTGGTTTCCATACACAAATGAGCATACCTGAATATAGATATCTAAATGCAGAATTAGTTTTAGTTAATCCAGAAACAGGTAGTGGCTTTATTGGTTTAGAAACAAAACATATAGATGTTGTACAAGAAGGAAGTGGTATAGCAAATGTGGCAGACGTAACATTGGGTAATGTTGTTCTTGTTAAAGATCCACTTGACCCAGCATTGTTTAGTCCAGATCCAGCAAATTCTTCACTACAAATTTATACAGGTATAAGCAACGTAAGTTCTACTAAGAGTGGTACAGTACACGGTGGAGAATTAAGCACATTTGATATGGGTGCTGATAGTGTAACATTTACAGCCTATGCAAATGCAAGTGGTGGTTATAACGGATATGTTTGGTTAGAAGGACAATCAGGTAGTGCTGTAGCAGGTAATACACAAATAGAAACCCAGCATTACTTCCATCAAAAATTATTGCCAATAGAAGCAAATAGTGTTGGTACTACATTTACAGTATCAACTCCAGCAAATGCTTTCCAAACTGCTAGAGCAGTTACAACAACAGGTAGTGGTACTATTACTGTAGCAGGTAACGTTGAAGGATTAACAAACGGTGACAAAGTAAGATTTGTAGGAGCAAATGCAACTAATTTTACAAATGCACCATATACAATTTCAAGTCTTAATGCAGGTGCTGGAACTTTCCAAGTCACAGAATCAGGACAAACTACATCTATTCCAGGCGGTTTAGATTTTATTAACCATGGCGGTAATGTTGCTAATGTGCAAATATTCAGTTTAAGTCATGGCATTCCGACAACATCAAATGTTGTCTTTAGTGCGGCAGTTGGTGCCGCTAGTGCAAACACGGAAGTCGAAACAGTAGGCGACCAGGATACAACAACAAATAACACATTCTTTGTAAGTGCGGCAAGTGTTACTGCAAATGTAACAGGAAACATGAGTCCGTTTATTACAAACTTAACATCAGCAGATGGACTAACTGTAAAACCAGCATACTTATTAGACCTTTCAGGAACAAGTACACTTAATGGTGCAATAGCATTAGTAAATGGTAAACAACAGTGGTTCAGAGTAAGTTTAAAACCAGATATAAATGACCAAATTTATATTTACAGTAATGACCAAACACAATATAGATTATTCGATGATCCACAAAATGATAGCAATACATGGACAGCATTAGGATTAAGTGAAGGTCACTTTACTAGAAAAGACCACACAGTTAAATCAAAATTAGAAAAATGGTTCAAGAATCCAATTGGCAATACTTCTGCAAATCCAGGTGTATTAGGCGATGAAAAAGTAAACATTCTTTCAAATGTGTTTATAAATGAACCTTACAGTACAGAAACTTTTGATTCATGGTTAGTTGACATTGATACAACTAATGGTGAGATAGATTTTAACAGTAATGATGAAGCAGGACATTTTGCAGAAATTGTAAACAAACTTTATTTTAATACTACAAATCCAGACAAACGTGGACTTACAACTGTTAAAACAAATATAGAATTATTAACAACTGCCGCTCAAGAAAGTGGGCAGTCAGTTAGTACGTTTACACAACCACAACAATTATCCATTGGTACAGGAAATGTAACACTTACTAACTTAGGATCAGATGCAAGTATATATGATACACTATATGTAGATTATTCGCTTGTAGGTACAACACTAGATCCAAGTAATGCAAACGTGTCAAGATACTACAATAGAGTAGGTACACTTATGTATCATGGTAACCCAAGTGCTGACGTACAAGCAAATGGTGTTGCTAATGGTGTTGTAACAATTAATGATATATCTACAGAAAACAAAGATGCTAACATAACAGGTAATTTGTCATTCTCAGCAAGTATGGCAAATGGTACTATAAGCATTGGTTGTAACAATGACCTTACACCAACAACATCTAATGTTGTAATGAAGTACATTGTGCGTAGATGGAAATCACAGTAGACAGTAAACAATGTTTGAAAAAACTACCGACGTCACTCGTCGTTTGAATCAGTGGAGAGAACTTAGGCAGAACGCACCAAGCGAAGAAGCAGTTCTAGAAGCATTTTCCCAAGTAAAAATACGTCAAAGATACCTAGATTATTGGACACCTAAAGACTGGCCCAATGCATTTGAAATACTAGAGCATGGCTACTTTTGTTCAACAGGAATAGCAATTTTATTGTACCAAACATTAGGCAATTTAAAATACCTGAATCCTAACGAAACTACCTGGAAAGTGATAAGTAATCATGTTACAGGAAATGATGGAGCGGTGTTTATACATGCTGATAAGGTGTACAACTTGACACCAGGTCAGACCAATTCCCTAGATGAATTAGTTGCACATTCTATCACACTTAAAGACTTCAAAAGTCTTTACATTCCCATAATATAACAGTTGACTCTTTTCGTGTCTGGTGTTATACTACAAAGAACAAATAAATATAGGACAAACACATGCAGGTACAGAAAAGAGATGGTCAACTTGAAGATTTAAACATAGACAAGTTGCACAAAGTCGTTATGTATGCTTGTGAAGATATTACTGGTGTTAGTGCTTCACAAGTAGAAATAAACAGTCAGATTCAATTCTTTGATTCTATAAAAACAGAAGATATTCAAGAAACACTTATTAAAAGTGCCGCAGACCTTATATGTGAAGAAACTCCTAACTATCAATATGTAGCAGGAAGATTAATCAATTATCATTTGCGTAAACAAGTGTATGAAACATTTGAACCACCTTGTTTGTGTGACATTGTCCAAGATAATATAGATGCAGGTTTTTATGATCCCGAATTTACAGAACTTTTTACTAAAGAAGAAATCAATGAACTACAAAATTTTATAGACCATAGTAGAGATGAGTATCTAACTTATGCGGCTATGGAACAATTCCGTGGCAAGTATCTAGTACAAAATAGAGCAACTGGTGAAATATTTGAAACTCCACAAGTTGCATATATGATGATTGCGGCTACATTATTTGCAAAATATCCTGCTGACACAAGAATGTCTTATATTAAAAGATACTATGATGCTATATCACGTTTTAAAATTTCTTTGCCTACACCAGTTATGGCTGGAGTAAGAACACCTCAAAGACAATTTAGCAGTTGCGTATTAATAGAAACGGATGATAGTTTAGATAGCATTAATGCAACAAGTAGTGCTATTGTTAAGTATGTAAGTCAAAAAGCAGGTATTGGTATAGGTGCAGGTAGTATTAGAGCAATTGGTTCTAAAATTAGGAGTGGAGACGCAACTCACACAGGAGTTATCCCCTTCTATAAATTATTTCAATCTGCTGTAAAAAGTTGTAGCCAAGGCGGAGTAAGAGGCGGAGCGGCTACACTATATTATCCTATTTGGCATTTAGAAATTGAAGATATGCTTGTACTTAAAAATAATAAAGGTACAGAAGATAATAGAGTGCGTCATATGGATTATGGTGTACAGTTTAACAAACTTATGTATGAAAGATTAATTGAAGGCGGCAATATAACTTTATTCTCCCCACATGATGTTCCAGAAGTATATGATGCTTTCTTTAATAACCAAGATAAGTTTAAAGAACTATATGAAGCGGCAGAACGTAAAACAAGTATTAAAAAGAAAACTATGTCAGCAGTAGATTTGTTTAGTGCATTTGTACAAGAAAGAAAAGATACAGGAAGAATTTATTTACAAAATGTTGACCATGCAAATACACATGGAGCATTTTTAGAAGAACTAGCACCAATTAAACAAAGTAATCTGTGTTGCGAAATAGATTTACCTACTAAACCTTTAAATGACGTAAATGATTCTGAAGGTGAAATTAGTTTGTGTACATTAAGTGCTGTGAATTGGGGTGCCATAAAAAGTTTAGAGTCTATGGAAAATGTTTGTGATTTGGCAGTTAGAGGTTTAGATGAATTGTTAGACTATCAAGAGTATCCAGTAGAAGCGGCAAGGCGTAGCACTATGAACAGACGTCCACTAGGTATAGGTATTATTAACTTTGCATATTGGATGGCTAAGAATGGTAGCACATATCAAGAGCCAGATTTAGAAATGGTAGACACATGGACAGAAGCATGGAGTTACTATTTAATTAAAGCAAGTAATGAATTAGCAAAAGAAAAAGGTGCATGTCCTTTAAGCAATGAAACAAAATATGGACAAGGTATAACACCAAACATGACTTACAAAAAAGATGTTGATGAATTAATTAAACATGTTGAACGTGCTGATTGGGACGAATTGAGAAAAGATTTGAAAGAACATGGTATTAGAAATAGTACGTTGATGGCATTGATGCCTGCAGAAACATCAGCACAAATTAGTAACAGTACAAATGGAATAGAACCACCAAGAAGTTATGTCAGTATTAAACAAAGTAAGCATGGTGTACTTAAACAAGTAGTGCCAGGCTTCCCAAGACTAAAAAACAAATATGATTTACTATGGGACCAAAAGTCACCAGAAGGATATCTTAAAATTATGGCAGTCCTACAAAAGTACATAGACCAGGGTATTTCGGTAAATACATCTTACAATCCAGTACACTTTGATGATGAAAAAGTACCTATGAGTTTGTTATTACAACACCTTGTTATGTTTTATAAATATGGTGGCAAACAGTTGTATTATAATAACACACATGATGGGCAAGGTGAGATTGATATAGATAAAATGAATGCAGAAGCACATGTGCCTACATTTATTGAATCATCAGAAATATTATTAGATGAGGACGATTGCGATAGTTGTAAGATATAATGACGGTATTTAATGCAAAAAATAAAAAACATCATACAAAAGCAAAAATGTTTTTGGACCCTAACGGTGGAGTTAATGTTCAAAGATTTGATGTGGTCAAATATAAGCAGTTTGAAAAATTAACTGAAAAACAACTTGGTTTCTTTTGGAGACCTGAAGAAGTAGATATTCTTAAAGATGCAAAAGACTTTAAAGAACTAACAGATTTTGAAAAACATATTTTTACTAGTAATTTAAAACGACAAATTATACTTGATAGTGTACAAGGTCGTTCTCCCAATTTAGCATTATTGCCTGTGGTAAGTGTTCCTGAATTAGAAACTTGGATTGAGACATGGGCATTTAGTGAAACTATCCACAGCAGAAGTTATACACATATTATTAGAAATGTATATTCTGACCCAAGTAAAGTTTTTGACAATATGTTAAACATCAAAGAAATTACAGATTGTTCAGATGCAATTACAGAAAACTACGACAAACTAATAGAACAAAATCAAGCAAGAGAACGTGGCTTACAAAGTTATGATGAATATGAACATAAGAAAGCATTGTATAAATGTATAATGAGTGTAAACATATTAGAAGGTGTACGTTTTTATGTTTCGTTTGCATGTAGTTGGGCATTTGCTGAACTTAAGAAAATGGAAGGTAATGCTAAAATTATCAAACTAATTGCTAGAGATGAAAATGTTCACTTAGCAAGTACACAACAAATGCTTAAAATTTTACCGCAAGATGATAAAGACTATGTTAAAATTGCAAAAGAACTAAAAGAAGAATGTACTCAAATGTTCCTTGATGCAGTTGAACAAGAAAAACAATGGGCAGATTACTTGTTCAAAGATGGTTCTATAATTGGTCTTAATGCAGAACTGCTAAAACAATACATAGAATTTATAGCAGGTAAAAGAATGAGAGCAGTTCAATTGGAAACTCCGTTTAACACAGGTACAAATCCTTTACCTTGGACTCAAGCATGGATTACTGGCGGTAGTGTACAAGTAGCACCTCAAGAAACAGAAATCAGTAGTTATGTTATTGGCGGAACTAAACAGGACGTTGACGACAATACTTTTAAAGGTTTTAGTTTATAATAAAAGTCATTTGCACGGTTCTAGTGCATAAATAACTACATGATTAATAGTTTTCCCATACTTTTAGCATGGGCATCGGTGACATTGATAGAACGCCAGCCAGATACCCATTTCAATTTTTATGATACTTGCATTATAAAGTATGATGAAATACCAACTGAAGTAAGAGATGAACTTGTAATATCACCTAGAAATATAGTTACTTTAGAAACAGTTCGTGGTCAAACTCCAATACATATAGATACAAGTCCTAGAAAAGCACATACCATTTGGCAATTAACAGATGCTCCTACCACAGTATTTCAATTTAATACAGATAATACTGAAAAAACTGTATTAAATAAAGGTGATGGTATGGTTATTAATAGTCAAACAAAACATCAAGGTTTAGTTGAAAACGGCAAAATTGCTAGTTTTTTAGCAATAGATTACGGTGATGATATGGTAGAAACCACTAGAATATTAGATATGATATACAGAGGAATACCACACCAAGTAACAAAAACCATCATGATGCCACGTCATTTACTGTAAAAATACCAAAAAAACTGGCAAAAAAGGTTGACATTGACCCCAAAATCACCTATAATATATACATAATTTGTTAAAAAGGTAGGAGATTTTATGCAAACATTAGTGATACAAACCCAATATAGAGAGAACTATGCGGCTCATAATGAGGATTATGTGCATGGTGTTTCTGAATCTTATTGGAAATTTAAGGGTGGTAGCACTTATTTTGTAACGGATCTTACTTCTGAACAAATCAATAAGATTGCCAATAAGGGTATTCCAACCCTTACTAGTCTTATTGAATATTCAAACGAAGCCAGTGAAGAGTATATCTTGGATTGGGAGATTCGTGACCTTGGTAAAAATGGCGACGGCAAAGGCCCAATTTGCGAACCATGGGAATGTCCAGTAGAGTTTTACTGGGGCGGTGACCGTTGGTTATGTCGTACCCATCACACTCCTGGAGCAGAATACTCTCACTGGAATAGTGCTATCATAGGAAAGGCTGAGCAATGGATTCCTTTAAAGGAGCAAGGTAGGTCAGATTACAAATGTCAATACAAGACCAAAAATGGTTGGTTTGACCAAAAAGATGCACAACTAAAAGCGGAGATTGAACAAGCCGCATAACAACATGACCAATAAACAAAAGAAGAAGTTGCATAATATTGTACAATCTACATTAAAAATAGTAGGTTGTTCTTTATTGTTTCTTGGTATGAGCATGGGGTTAGGTATAACAACCAGTGTTCATATGGAAATAATAGCATATATAATGTTATTCCTTGGCACTATAATAATGATAATACACAGTTTTAGGGGCAATGACCACATGGTTTTGTTAGTGTCTAGTGCAGGTTTTTTATTAATAAGTAATGCTTTTTTAGACACGCCTACAGCATTTTTAATTGCAGAAATGTATGGTATTGCATTAACTGAAGACCAAGGTTGGTTTGCAACATACGGCAAATTGTTTGTAGAAATACTAAAAGCAATAGCATAATTTAGCAGTTTTTAAGCCTTTTTTTGTTGACAAAGTATAAATAATAGTGTATAGTTTACACATAATCAGTAGATTATACACCATAAGACATGGTTTAAAAGTCTATTTACAATCGTTCATTCACTCTAAATGTAGCAGTGAACGGAAGTAAGTAACAGGAAAACCTCTTTGTTTTAATCTAAAACAAAGGCAAGCAAGTACCCATTCAGGGGAACGAGACCGACAGTTACCGAAGGAACGCATCTAACTTAATTAATTGAGGAGGATGATATGACTAAAGTATATAGAGGTATCAAGTACGATCCTAAAACTATCAAGAATGAGAATAAACCTCAGCCTGGTATTTATAGAGGAGTAAAGCACGATCCTATAGTTGCAGAAAAGTCAAAGTCACCAAAAAGCGGTTCATACCGTGGTGTGTCTTTTACTAACTAAAACGTAGAGTCAAAATAAACAAACTGAAAAGGGTCGGAGACGGCCCTTTTCTTTTGATAAATAAAAGTATGCCAGCAATAACAAGAGTAGGTTCAAATCAGGCAGGTGGTGTAATAACCGGACCTGGTTCAGCCACAGTAAAAGCCGAAGGAGCCAGAGTATCACTTAAAGGTGATAATATAGCCGCTCACGGTGATCCCCCACATACTGCACCTGTAATGGTTGGGTCTAGTAGCACCGTATTTGCAACTGGCAAACCAGTTGTAAGGTCAGGCGATTCAGCAAGTTGTGGTCACACAGCCAACGGAGCAAGTACCGTATTTGCCGGTTAAACCCACTTCAGCACACATAAATATAATGTATGCTTTTAATTCAATTCACTGATACAATCGACACATCGACATTACCTGTCGAAATTTTACAATCTTTTAAACATAATACATATCTTATAGATTGTGAGATAAGTGAATATGACATCATTTATAGCATAACTTCAAACTATCCAGTTCTAAGTATGCAATCTAATGAAGATTGTGCTTATATTGACGTCTATGAGCGTCTTACAACGTCATATACAACAGTTTCACACGAAGATACACTTGCACCACTCATAGAAAAATTAGACCTTTTAGAGGCCCTACAACCACAATTATTATGTTTTAGTTGGCAAATGGACCGTAATTACATAATAGATTATAGGATACAAAAACTAATTGAAGCAGGAAATATGGTGGTTTGTGCAGGTGGTAATCAAGACTTGCCTATACACGATATAAGTCCAATTGCTGTAGATGGTGTTGTTAAAGTAGGCGGAAATAAACATAATGGTCATTATCAAAATTGGGTTGATATATATGATGTTACTGTACCTAATGAACCAAACAGCAATAAAGCAGTTCATACAGTATGTGAACTTATGGCTAACAAAGAACTGGAATTAGATTACGAATTAGGATATTACAGTGATAGCAGTATTCGTAGTGCTCCTTGGCCTCTTAGACTTGCACAGACGCCGTCTAACCAAACAAAATACTATGAATTTAATCCTATATCCAATTTAAGATATTGTGCAGGAGAACACTTAATACCAGTTAGACCTGGTGACCAAGTTAGCATGTTGTATGGTGGTTGTGAATTAGAAAATTTTGTAGGATCACAATTTGTTGACTTAGATAAAGAGTTGCCACGTGGTATAACATTTGATTTACAAAGTGGGTGGTTGTATGGAACTTTTAAATTTAAAACAAATATGTTTCATAGATTTATGGTAGACTTAAATGGACAACTTTTCGAATACCATATGATTAGTTGTGATGTAGAAAATAAACTTTCTTATCAAGATGTAAAACACAAATATTTTAATAGACCATATGATGCTCCACCATTTACAATGAGAGAATATTGGATACCTATGGCAAGACCAGTAAAATTATTAGAACCTGGCGATCCTTTTATTAGAACTTACAATTTGAATGATTATCATTTGTATAGGGAGGCAGAATGAGAGGTGTAACATTTAGTGAATTTGACGGTGGCAAAAATGTTAATATGTTTGTTCAGGCACCTATTGCCAAACCTAGTACTCCTATGCATGAAGCAATTAATACTGCTAAACAAATTAGAAAAACATTTAAAAAAGATTTATATGTATGGTGTGATTATAGTGTACAGCATGTATATTCGCAGATTGCCATGCAGGCATTTACAATGGCAGG